GGTATTACTGCAAATACCTCACCAATTACAGCAAACGCTGGTATTACTGCAAATACCTCACCAATTACAGCAAACGCTGGTATTACTGCAAATACCTCACCAATTACAGCAAACGCTGGTATTACTGCAAATACCTCACCAATTACAGCAAACGCTGGTATTACTGTAACTGCAGGTGCATCATCTTTTAATGCAAGGCCAAAAGTAAATGGAACAAATGTAGCATTAATTACGGACATTAGTGACGATTCTCAACCTCATATAGAAAGTATTTATATTAATGATTTAGGTTTGCAAGACGATAAATTCGATTTGTTTGTGGAAGGCGCTAAAATAGGTGATTTCGGTAGTGGTTCTGATTCTGGAGGAAGAGATTGGGAAATTAAATATTCAACAGCGAAACGTGGATATTTAATGAGATTTAGAAACGCCGATACTAGCACATGGAGTTATGCTTTGTCTACAGCGCCAACAGAAAGAAAAAGGACGCTATACTTAAAAACAAATAATGATGGCGGCGGCTCGGCAACTTTAAGATTTAAGACAACAACACAAATAACAATAAATATTGTATCTGGTGACACTGCATTTGCAGTTAGTATATACCCAGTTAATAATAATTTATTTGTTGATGGTGTATTAACAGATATAACAACATCAGCAAATTATTTTTCAAAATTTCTAACTTTTGATGTGGATGTTGATTTAGAATCTGGCACAGCATTGCAAATAGCTCAACGAGTTATAAAATTTACAGATATAGCTTCAAACGCAGCTGATTGGGTGTAAATACTTATATGAAGTTCCAAGGAAAAGAAGAATTAGTAAAAAAAGCTCAAAAATCTTTAGGTTTAAAGGTAGATGGACAGGATGGAGTTATGACATGGAATGCAATTTTAAATAAATTAGGTGTCGTTTCACAAAGTGAAACCGAAACAAAAAAAGGAACTCTTGCCGAAAAACTTGTTGCTTTAGCAAGAAAAGAAGTTGGCGTTGAAGAAATCAATGGAACTAATTGTGGTCCTAGAGTTAATGAATACAAATCTGCTACTTGGTTAGATTCAACAAAATCATGGCCATGGTGTGCCGCTTTTATTTGCTGGTTATTTAGAGAAGCTATGAAAGATGGTAAATATAGTTTCAAAAGACCCCAAACAGCAGGTGCATATGATTTTGAAAACTGGTGCAGAGAGCAAGATACAAACGTTCTTTTAAAGAAACCTCATGGTGGAGACATTAAAGCGGGAGATATTGTTATCTTTACTTTTTCTCATATTGGTTTAGCAATTAGCGGACCAGATGAGTCTGGTTATGTTACAACTATTGAAGGAAATACTGATGGTGCTGGATCTCGTGAAGGTGGCGCAGTTTTAATTAAGAAACGTAAACTTTCTTCGATTAGAAGTAGAATTCGTGTTTTAGTTTAGTGTAAACTAAAATTATGATTGAATTAATTCTAGCGCTAATAATAGGGTATTTTATTGGTTTTTTTCATCGTAGAGGTATAGAAGCTAGAAGGCGAGAGAAAATAAAAGATCTTTTAAACGAATTAAAAGCCAGGGCTAGAAAAAATAGATCTGAAAAAAACATTTGACAGAGGTTGTATTTGTGTTATCATCAATTGATGAACGCAAAAACCTTGATTTTCACATTCATGTTGATTTGCGGCAATTTATTCGCAAGTAATACTGTCGCAAGGGTCACTTATTATTGGGGATGCACAAACACCTCAACTGGAAATAGACCAGTTTCTGGGAAAACAATTGCGGTTGATCCAAAAATTATTCCTTATGGATCAAAGGTTATTATCCCACAAATGGGAAAAACTTTTATAGCTCATGACACAGGAAGCGCAGTTAAATCTCGTTTAGCTTCAAGAAAGCATGGGCGAAATAATATTGTTGTTGACATCTTTTGTTATTCGGAAGCTCAAGCTCGACAGTATATTAAAAAATATCCAATGTTCATGCCAATTAAAATCATTAAAAAATGAACTTTGAAGATATAGTAGTTTTTTTAGCTTTTATTCTTTACTTAATTGTGGGGATAAGCTACCTTATTAAAGGAGAATACGCTTGGTCACTTGTGTGGATGAGTTATTCAGTAGCAAATTTAGGATTAATTTTAGCAGCAAATAAATAAAATGGGAATGTTCGATTATGTAAGAGTAGGAACAACTCTACCAGAGTTGCCAGATGCGGTTATCTCTCGTTGGGGAGATAAGGTGAGCGATATCGCCTTTCAAACGAAAGACACACCAAACCAAGCAATGTCAACCTATAGGATCGATGGTGCTGGTCAATTGTGGATTGAAAAAACAGAAGGTCATTGGGAAGAAGGGCAATCTACACCAGATGACGCAAGTATTGGCGCTAAATTAGCGGCAATGGGTAAGTTTGTCGTTGATCAAAGGTGGTATGAAACAGAAGATTTCAGTGGGGCTATTTGCTTTTATGAAAGCTACAGTCATCCAGAGTATTATGAAATTGATGGCGCTCATATTAATGATGATTGGATGCGTTTTGAGTATGGTTGGATTGAATATCGTGCGCTCTTTAAAAATGGAAAGTTAATTTGTGATATTGAACTTATTGAGCTTAAAGAACCCAAGAAGCTTTCTAATGAAGAACTGCAAGAACGTAAATCCGAAAATAAAAAAAGAAGAGAAGAAACAGAAATCTCATTAAAGGAAAATCGTAAAAAATATCCTACTGCAGAGCAAAAACTTATTGATAATGTTGATAGAGAGTGTAAGCTCGCTGAAACAATTATGGATGAGAATGATATCGATCATGCTTTAAGTAATATTAGAATTTTGATTAAAGAATATAGACAAAAACACGATAGATGGTATGAATAAATTAAATCAACAACAGCAAGAAAAGCTTGAAATCGCAAGACAATCAATCATCAAACTTCAAAAAGAAGAAACTATAATTTACGATAATCTTACAGAAGAAATTGGTGAGGATAATGATTGGATTTTTGATTATGTCTTCAATTGTGCTGAAGAAAGCGAATACACAAACACGGTTAGAAATCAAATTTTCGAATAAATGTTTTACAGAAATAAATACGATCAAACTGGCGAATCTTCTCAAATGGGGGAATCTGCCGAACTACAATTCAAAAAAATAGCTGAAAAAATTGGTAATCAAGTGACAGACGCGACTTTTAGAGAACAGATTAGCCATATTGATTTTCACATTATCGATAAAAAAGGTGAAAAATATACAGTCGATGTAAAGTCAAGAAAAAAAGTCAAAAGAAAAGATAATAATGTTGATGATGAAGTCATTTGGATTGAATTTAAAAATGTTCAAGGAAAAAAAGGATGGCTTTATGGAATGGCAAATTTTATTGCCTTTGAAAGAGAAGACTCTTTTTTAATGGTCAGTCGTCCTGCATTAGCAGAATTATGTGAAAAAATTGTTGATCTTGAAAAAATTAATGATAATATCAAATATCCTCTTTATACAGGATACCAAAGATACGGTAGAAAAGATCTTCTTTCCTTAATTAAGATAGAAGATATTACAAATAATTTAAGTCACACATTTTTTAAAAAGAATGAAGATTAACGGTGAGTTAGAAATAAAATTATCTGATAAATCTAAAAAAGAAGTTTTTTACACTTTAATGTGGGAGAAATTTGGGTTCCATAAAGATTATTTTATTGAAGGCGCTAGTGTTTATGAAATGAGATCGAATGGGGTTGGACAAGAACCTTACTTTCTCAAAAAAGCTAGTCCGTTGCAAATGTGTATTTTTGAAATATTTAAACAATTAAAATGATTAAGGTAGAGTTTATTGATAAAATGGGATCGGATATTTCTGTGGTTAATGCCGCAAGAGTTTCTTTCAATAAGAATTCTGATTATAATGAAGACGGAAGTTTCAAAGAAGGTGATGAAAAACTTATTGCTTTTTTAGCAAGAGAAAATCATTGGACTCCATTTGGTCACGCTTCACTTTCTTTTCATATTAAAGCGCCAATCTTTGTTGCTAGACAACTAGTAAAACATACTGTTGGTTTAGTATGGAATGAAGTTAGTCGCCGCTATGTAGACTCTGAACCAGAAATCTATTATCCAGATAATTGGCGCAAAAAGAATGAAGATAAAAAACAAGGATCTCATGAAGATCAATTTGTAGATGTGTCTTTTGGAGATGACTGTAGTATTTATGCTAGTTGTCAAATTGCAGTAGCAACTTATAAAAGCCTTCTCGCTTCTGGCGTTTGCGCTGAACAAGCTAGAATGGTTTTACCACAATCTACTATGACAGAATGGTATTGGTCTGGTTCTCTTCACGCCTTCGCTCGCGTTTGTAATCTACGTTGTAAAAAGGATACTCAAAAAGAAACTAGAGATGTCGCAAATCAAATTGATGAAATCGCTAAAGAACATTTTCCTGTTAGTTGGAAATATTTGAGACAATGAATATTGTAACATCGCAATGTAAAACAACACTTTTGCTTAATAATGCTTGGCAACCAATCAATGCTATTACAGCAAGAGCCGCATTCTCACATTTGTTGAAGGGTCATATTACTGCGCTCGATAAAAATAATAATGTCTTTCATTCTTTAGATAGATGGAATAAAGATGCTGAGTTTTATGAAGATCAACCTGTATTGAGAAGTGCTAAAGGTGTTTGGCCTATTCCAACTGTTATCATCGTAACGAGTAAATTTTTTCGTCGCCCAAGGAAAAAGAAATTGACCACCTTGGAGATGGCAAAGATTTATAACTTTACTTGCCAGTATTGTTTAAATAAATTTAAAATCGCTGATTTAACAATTGATCACATCAACCCCAAAAGTAAAGGGGGGACTGATGATCATGAAAATAGAACGTTGGCATGTAAACCTTGCAACACAAGAAAGGCTAGTAAGTTTCCATTTTTTAATGTTAAAAATGAACCAGTTGCTGCGCCAGAAATTCCCGCTTTAATGTTGAACACAAGTAAGGTAAGAGAAGAGTGGGAATATTTTTTGGGTTCTGTGTAAATCTATGTTGACAAAAACACAAATTTGATTAAAATAAAAATTGAGGGTAGTAAACACCAGAAGTTACTAAGGTCCGAAAGGGAGATTGGGTTGAGATAAACCTACTAATTAGAAAGTTTTATATACTTTGCCTTTAGAGGGGTTAAAGGGCTTCATGCCCTGTACTATAATGTAGATGACATGCAGGACTGCGTATGCGGGTGCGTATGGGAATATATTATAGTCGCCTCTCTAACAGGCATCAATTTTCAATCGCGGGGCAGTCAGTAGTGGTGCTGAACTAGTCTCATAAGCTAGGATTCGGTGTGAGTTCGACTCTCACCTCCGCAATTTTTATGGGTAGATACCCAAGTGGCTAAAGGGGGCAGACTGTAAATCTGCTGATGTATGTCTACGTTGGTTCGAATCCAACTCTGCCCACCATTTTCGCGGGATTCGTATATCGGCTAATATGTGAGTTTTCCAAACTTGAGAGATCAGTTCGACTCTGATATCCCGCACCAATTTTTCCCTGCCATTGTAGGCGATGATCCTACAATGAGCATTGAGGCTAAGAGCGGGTTAGCAACCCGATGACGCTAAATGTAATCCGACACAAATTAAAGTAGGCTTGGAGTCGCTACCAAGATGAAATAGTCACTGTGTTTCTTCAAATTGGTCAAAGCTCCGCTTGGCTAATTAATCGGTAGTGGGGAAAATACTTTGCGAGAGGGATCATACGGAGATCGCTAGGCCCATAGTCTAGAGTGGAGGTTAAATTCCTTCCCCTCGTGATTCGTATTCATACGCGATAAAGTATGACGTTGCTAGGAGCGGTTCCCTAGATAGTCACAGCCCTTGACGAGTCGTAGGCCGAAATGCTATGGGCAAATCATTTTCTATGTTTTTTCTATTGTGGTCTTTATCGCCCGAAGTATGTTGGGAAAGCAGATTGGAAATCTCCGACGAGCCTCTACTAGCAGAAAAGTGACAGAAGGATAAACAAGTGGTGTCTTTAAGACCAAAGCTTCTTCAGCAATAGAAAGTATTTTTAACTCCAAAGTAGCTCAGTGGAACGAGCGGGAAGCTGTTAACTTCTAGGTCGTTGGTTCGATCCCAACCTTTGGAGCCATTTTTAGCCGATTTAGCACAGTGGTAGTGCAACTCATTTGTAATGAGTAGGTCGTTGGTTCGAATCCGACAATCGGCTCCATTTTTTCGGGATGTAACTCAGCTTGGTAGAGTGCTGCGTTTGGGACGCAGATGTCGCATGTTCGAATCGTGTCATCCCGACCATTAGGGGGGTATAGCTCAGTGGTAGAGCGTTAGCTTTGCAAGCTAAATGTCTGGGGTTCGAATCCCCATGTCTCCACAATTTTTATTAATTAAATATATTAACGGGGAGTTAGCACAGCGGTAGTTGCGTCTGCTTTACACGCAGAATGTCGGGGGTTCGAATCCCTCACTCCCTATTTTATATCAATATTTATATTATATGAACCAGCATCTATAATACTAATTTGACGTTTAATTACAGTACCGTTTAAATTTTCATCTATAGGAAGATCCGTGGTAATATTAACGTTATTAGCTAAAAATGATATAATATCAACTCCACATCGTTCATATGAATTTAAATTAAAAGTATAGTTATATGTACCAGATGAAGTCAAATCTATACAATCTATACCGTTATCATCTATTAAAAATTCTTGCCCTTCTGGAAGAGAATATGGTTCTTTAAAAACATTAACTCTTGGTATAGATCTATCTCCGCTAGGCTGTTGGCCTATAAGAATATCATTTATTGTTAAATTTAAATATACGGTTTTCATTGTTATATATTATATTTTAATAAAGTAAAATTATCTACTTATTTCTTCCCAGTCAATAGAGCCATGAACAAGCTCACCATTAGTACTAGCTGTTACCACAAGTGTAAGTTCATACGGTGTGCTAGTAAATGAGTTTCTTTCAAGTTGAAATTTAAATAAAGCTTCTTTAAGAATATCTATAGTAGTTGATGCCTGTGTATTAGACGTTAAGTAGCCTGATGTCAGTGTTCTTCCGCCTGTAATGCCTGTAGCATCTAATTTATATTCTACAGAAGAATTAGCGCCAGCACTAATCCAAGTACCGCTACCACCTGTTGTTGTACCACTAGCTATCACTGACCATTGATATATTCCTGTAGCTACACCCATAACAGATATAGCTGTAAGTATAGCAATTGCATCGAGTCTGCCTGATTTGAGTCTTATAGTAGCTACAGGATATAAAACACCTGCTGTAGTAAGTCCTTTTGGTGCTGTAATTGTAGTACCGATAGCTTGTTGCAGCCCTCTCAATTCATATCCACCTTCTGAAATAACAGAAGAACAAATTTGTTTCAATGTACTGCTGCCAGAAGTTGCGGCAGTATTTGCTATTTCATATCTCAGCGGCAAAGAAGCTGTAGTAATATAAGTAGAAGTAATAATATTAGCGTGATGGAAAGTATGACAAAGAATAAATTGTCCATTAATAACAAACCCCATTCTTACTGAACCTAATCCCAACCACTCAATATCCATCCATAAAATTTGGGCTTTTGATATATCTAAAGTAAATCCAGACGCGCCAGTTCCGTCTAACTTGTCTCCATTCCAATTTGCTTGAGATGCTCTTGTTTCTGTGATAGGAGATCCATTAACTAAAGAACGCTCAACAAAACTTAAAGTAGAACCATCGAGTTCTAAATACATTCCATTATCAGCACCATAGTAACCTACTCTTTGTCTTAAACCAGTTTTTGCTGGTGACATTACAAAAGTATTTAAGGTTAATAATGATTTTCCTGGTTGATAAGCAAAAACTTTTGTTGTTTCTCTAGTAACGAATGAACCAGAAGCGTTTGTTACAGTCAAATCAACCAATCCTTGATTTTGATTAAAAGAACCACTACCACTAACACCACTAGCAGTAGACCAAAGACCATTGTCAGCATACCTATGACTTGAATCAAATAAAGTCAATGGAGAAGAAGTTCTCATGCGACCAAACGCATCAAAAGCAGTAGAACTAGCAGAATTGGCAAAACTTAAATCGCTTTGCTCTAAGGGTCTGTATACATCGTTTGCGCGATCATATATACAAGGGATTTGTCCTGCTGTATGCGACAATTGACCAAGGTTTTGGAAAGTATAGAGATCTGCCATCCATTTATTTACACTTTTAATTCGAAAACTTTCTGAAATTTATCTTGATCTCAAGTGAATGTGTGATATGCTAGTTTCACAGTCGAGAGATTGTAATGGCCGTGTGGTGAAATTGGTAAACACTGCGGACTTAAAATCCGTTGCCTTTATCGGCTTGTCGGTTCGAGTCCGACCACGGCTACCACTTTTTATAAAAACAAAGAACAAAATAAAACAATGAAAGTAAAAATGCAAGTAAAAGCCGTTATTGAAGTTGAAGCTCAAACTACTGATGAAGCTTTTGATCTAATCCATGAAATTACAGATGATTCTTGGGAAATTGAAGAGATTGTTTGTTTGACAGATGGAGTTCCTAATGCGGAAAATTCTCCTTTTAATGAATAAATTTTTAAAATAGGGATGTAGCTTAAAGGTCAAAGCAGCCGACTCATAATCGGTTGAGTGTGGGTTCGAATCCCACCGTCCCTACCATACCTCCATTAACTCAATCGGTAGAGTATCTTCTTTATAAGGGGAAAGTTACTGGTTCAAGTCCAGTATGGAGGACCAATTTCCAATAACATGAAAATAACAATCGAAATCGAGGGTAATAAATTTGAAGCAGAAGGAGATTATATTCCTGTTGTTTTGGATCAAGTCCTACATGAAGCAGGAGTACTTGAGTATGAAGAGAATGTTTTTTTTTCTAGACAAAGGTCAGCAAAAGAATTATTATAGGTATTGTTAAAAAATATTCAAATGATAGTCAATAAAATAAAAGATACATTAGAAAAAAAAGCACCTCTTATTGCTTTTCGTTCTATTAAATGGCCAAATGTAAGAGCAGCATTTTTAAAAGAAAATCCTAAATGCGCATGTTGTGGTGGAGAGAGTAATTTAAACGTACACCATGTTAAACCATTTCATTTGTTTCCAGAGCTTGAATTAGAACCAACAAACCTAATAACTCTTTGTGAAAAAAATTCAAAAGGTATGAATTGTCATATTTTATTAGGTCATTTGGGTAACTATAAAAATATTAATCCATATATATATCAAGACATAAAAATTTGGAGCAAACGTTATAAGAGTAAAAGATGCCTCTTATAACATATAAGGGTAGATGGCTGAGTTGGTCTAAGGCGCTCGACTTGAAATCGAGAGAGGTTTAATCGCCTCCGTGGGTTCGAATCCTACTCTACCCGCCAAGTTTAATATGATTAATGTTTAAAAAGTTGTGTAATAAAAGGTATGGAGCCAAGATATTTGCAATCTTTAATTCATGCTGATTATAGTAATGAATCTAACATTTGGTCTTCATATAGATTACAGATTAAATCTATATATGAATCATCATCATCTAAAGCAGATTTTAATGATCATTTGATTAGAGAGTATAATAAAAAAATAGATAGATTAAATCAATCTACAAGTTTATATATTTTACCATTCGATGGGGGTTTTAGATTTATTGGGGATTCTATAGTTTAAAATATATTATAAAAATATTATGCCTTTACCAAAACCAAAGAACAAAGAAAAGAGAAGCGACTTTATTGGTCGCTGCGTATCTCAAGTAGCAAAAGACCCAAAGTTTAAAGATAACAAACAAAGAGTTGCTATTTGCTATACTCAATTCAAAGAAGCAAAAGCTTCTGCAGATGGTGTAGTCGCTCTTGCTAATAATGATGAAATGCTTATTTTCCAGAATGAGTTGAATTAATCATTTATTGGTGTATTTATATATATAAATATATTATATGTCAACTAGAACGATATCCTTGAAACCAGAAAATGGAGCGGCCACAATCACTGCTATTAATTGTGGAACTTCGTCACCTAAATTAGGCGGCACAATAGATGTCTCTGCTTTTCCTAATTTGCGGCAGTTTATATGTCAGGGTAATGATGTTACAGCTATTAGTGGCTATCAAAATAATGCAAATTTACGAGATATAAGACTTACAAGTAATAAAATTTCAGGATCACTGCCATCTTTTGCAGGAACTCCAAATTTGCGAGTTGCTAGTTATACTAACAATTTATATACAGGTACTATTCCACCATGGAATAATGCTATAGCTAATTTTCAAGCTGCTCAAAATCAACTGACTGGCTCTATTCCAAATTTTATTAATAACCGTTGGACTACATTGGTGATTCAGGATAATAATTTAACAGGAGGAATTCCGCCCGCTTTAAGCAATCAAAACGGTATGGTAACTTTTTCTTGTCATACAAACCCTAGTTTAGGAGGATCTATTCCCAATATTAATACACTGACACTATTAGACAGGTTTTTGGTTGCTTCATGTAATTTAACAGGCTCTATACCAAATCTAACAAATAATGTAGATCTCACGGAGTGCTGGTTTCATAATAATAGTTTAACAGGCACTATACCAAATCTAACAAACAATATAAAACTAGAGTCTTTTTATTGTAATGACAATCAGTTAACTAGCTCTATTCCAAGTTTGACTGGGTTGACTAATTTGCAAGTTTTTCGTTGTTTTAACAACCAACTCACAGGACCGATCCCAAGTTTAAGTGGGCTGACTAATTTGCAAAATTTTCGTTGCGACAACAATCAACTTACAGGGTCGATTCCAAGCTTGACTGGGTTGACTGGTTTGCGGGATTTTCAATGCCACACAAATCAACTCACAGGATCGATTCCAAGCTTGACTGGGTTGACTAATTTGCAAGTTTTTGATTGTGTTAATCAAACAGGATCAACAAAACTCACAGGGTCGATTCCAAGCTTGACTGGGTTGACTGGTTTGCAAGCTTTTTATTGTAGTGCCAATCAACTTACTGATTTTGCTGGTGGATCTGTTTCTAACACTTTGGGGCAATTTGAAGCACAGAATAATCAACTAACCTCAACCGCAGTAAATGCTATTCTAGCAGCGTTTGTAGCGGCTGGAAGAACAATCGCAAGCGGGACATGTATATTGAATCTTGGCGGAACTAATGCTTCACCTACTGGAGGGGTAAATAATACAGACAAATTAACACTTGAAGGAAGAGGCTGGCTTGTAACTGTAACACCATAATTTTATGATGAATGTATATAAAGATCCTAAAAATGTAGAAACAAATCAAGACCAGTGGTGGTTTGTTTATGAAGAACCTAGTAAAAATGTTATTGTAGAGCCTCAACAATGCTCTGGTTCTACTTCTGGACCACACACGATGGTTATTGCAGATACTAAAGAAGAGTGTGATCAGTATATTGCGGACAATGAATTATCACATCCAAATTACGAAGATTTAATTACAGAACAATAACATATACACTTTAGATCTATGGTGTAATGGTAGCACTACTGATTTTGATTTAGTCTGTTTGGGTTCAAGTCCTGATAGATCTACCACTGGTGAGATGGCTGAGTGGTTTAAAGCACTCCCTTGCTAAGGGAACGTAGTAGAAATATTACCAAGGGTTCAAATCCCTTTCTCGCCGCCATTTTTACTTGATTTATATTATAAATTATATTAAGATTTAAATCTATGGAAGAAAAACAATACGAACAACTCCAAAAATTGGTGATTAAATGGGCTGAGGATAGAAATATTTTTGAATATTCTAATCCAATCAAACAGTTGACGAAAACTCAAGAAGAGTTAGATGAAACTATGGACGCTCTCGTTAAATTTATTGACGCTAAAAATGAAACAGAAAAAAATCAAGCGTTTCTTGAGGCGATTGATGGAATTGGTGATATGTTAGTTACAATTATTTTATTGGGCAAAATGATTAACATTGATACGGTAAAGGCTTTAGACACAGCTTATAATGTAATTAAAGACAGAAAAGGTAAAATGATTAACGGTTTATTTGTTAAAGAATCTTAAATAAATAATAAAAAAATGGCAACTAAAACACTAAATAAAATCGATAAAAAAAGAGTAAAACGCAAGGGAATTCATGCAAAAAGCAAGACTTCTCATTTGAAGCAGTCTAAAAATTATAAAAAACCCTATCGAAGGCAGGGTAAATAGTGTAATATAAAATATGAAGAAAACATTCATCATAATTATGTGCCTTTTCCAAGCCTCATGTGCTGGATTTATTGGGAGCGTAGATACTCCATACGGTTTCATTAAATTTAATGAAAAAAATGTAGAAATAGCACCAAAAGCTATTTCTTATGATGGAAAAGAAATAAAATCAACAAAATAAATATGAACTTAGAATTGACATTACAATTGATTACATCGGTGTTGCAAAATAGCCCATACTTGAGCATTTTTACTGCAGTCGTTACTTTGGCTTCAGCTATTGCCGCTTCAACCCCAACCCCTAAAAAAGGAAGCGTACTCGGCAAAGCATACAGAATTGTAGATATTCTCGCTTTAAATATTGGAAAAGCAAAAGACAAGGGACAATAAACCAAAAAAACCTTGACTGCTGAAATTATTTGAATATAATGGACGCATGACAGAAGAAATCGATAGACTTGAAGGAGCGTTTGACCGTTTGCAAGATCAATATGCCGCACTGCGGGAAGATGTTGAAAACATGATTGCAGTACTTCAAGGTCTAATTGGAGAGGAATAATAATAATTAAACCCCACCGAAAGGTGGGGTTTTTTAATCAATAAAATTATGACTACTTATTATCTAAGAGAAAAAAATACTGCTGGTAAAGAAATTACAATTGATTTTGGCGATTCTTTTGATTCGATTAATCAAAGATTTCAAAATTATTGCTCTAATTTCCCACAAAATAAATATAAAATTCTTAAAAAAGAAACTGTGACTTCAGTCGTTAAAGAATCTGAAGATTATAGACAGTCTTTATTTTCTTTTGTTTAAAATCTGCAGTATAGGTCAAGCTAGAGTTGACCTGTTGCGAAAAATTCAAACAGGGTCAAAAAAATCTTGACCCCAACCATATTTGCTGTAAACTGATTTCACTATGAAAACTGCCGCTATTGCCTCCCCAATTATTGCATCAGAAAACATGGAGAGTTCCGTAATGGGAATGGACTCCGTTGGAATGGATCTCGCAACATATTTCATGCGAGACAAGATCTATTCGAATAAGATTCGCGCAGTTGTGCGCGAGTATCTTTGTAATGCCGTTGATGAACATGTTAAATTTGATGTTAATCAACCTGTTCAAGTAGGTTTGCGCTCTGAAAACAACGAAGTTGTTTTTTATGTTCGTGATTATGCTAAAGGTCTTGATGAAGATGGTGTTCGCAACATTTTTGGAATGTATTTCCGTAGTACAAAATCCAAATCGAACGATTCGATTGGTGGTTTTGGAGTTGGTTCAAAAGCGGGTCATTGCTACAATGATACATTTTTTGTCACCTCATATTTTAATGGTAAAAAAAGTGTGTACACTTGTATGCTTGGCGCTGGTGATTCTGGTGTTCCAGTTGGTCACATTTATAAAGTAGATGAGTGCGAAACCAAAGAAAGTGGTTTGGAAGTTTCTGTGCCAGTAAAGCATAGAGACTATACCTCTTTCGAAGAAGAGATTGATTTTTTTGTTTGTAATTCACCTCACGATATCGAATGTAAAATTTTTGAGCGTGAAACTTATAAACCAAATGAATTAGTTAATTCCATCGAATTCGATGGAATTAAAATCCGACTCTTAAAAACTAAAAACGAAAGTTATTCTTCTGGCAGTATTATTTTGCAAATGGGTGGAGTAACATATGGTCAGATTAGCATTTTTGAATTTGATTTTAAAATCAAAATGGGTCATGAGCTTTGTGTTGATATTCCAATTGGCTCAATGACTATTCCAATCAGTCGTGAATCTTTCGAGGAAACGCCTCAAAACAAAAATGTTATTAACCGCATTAAAGAAATCGTTCAAGAACTCGCTGATAAGGATCTTGCCCAATTTAAAGTCAAGGGTACTCTTGAACTTTTGAATGATCTTCTTGGTGGAATGCGGAATGGAGAATATGAGGGAAATGTTTTCTCATGCCGCACACAAAGTCTTTTTAAAGATGTTTGGAGCGTTGTTGGCAATTCTCACAAGCTATTTGATTCGGATGTGACTAAAAAGAATGGCAAGCCAATTCTTGTTTCAATTCCAGATAATCATAACTCGGAGTACTGGCGTACAAAAGTTAGAAACTTTGCAAAAGATAACAATGAAAATTATTTTATTGTTTGTGAAAGCAGATTCTCTTCTAAAGATATTAATCCACAAAAAATTAATGATGCTTTAACTGTTATTTCTGCTAAGAAAATCAAATACCCCAAAGTAAAAAAGAATAATCAACTTTTTGCGGTATACGAACTTCATGGTAGAAAAATTGGTGAAATGACTTCTTTTGAGCTTCATAATCATGCTCGCGCACATAGAGGTCTTCCACTCGCAAGCGACGAAAATGAAGCAAGGGAACAGAATGAAGAGTATTTCTCTGACCTTGAAAAATGCGATATCGAATCTTTCACTATCAGTTTAAAGAGTGGATCTCACCGATGCTATAGATGCAATTCAACATCTCTTATTAAAGAAATGAAAGAGTTGGGTTGGTTGGATTTCACCTCAGCAGAATGCAAAGAACTTCGGAGCAAACTTCAGAAACTTAAAGAAGAAAAATATCAGAAAAATTGCGTAATTAATGGTGCTAAAAAGTCATGGCTAATCTTTTCTGAAAAAACAGAAAAAAGAATTAAAGAATATAAAAACGCCAAACGTTTACAGGATCTGTGGGATAAAATTGATAAAGAAGATTCGACTCGCTCAAAGATTATTAAATCTTTTAATAGTGGATCTTATTATTCCTCACCCAAATATTCTCGCGCCGAATTTAGAACCATCATGAAGTTGAAATAATCATTGACAAAAATATCAATCTAACTTATTATAAATAGTATATGAAGTACATCATTAATGCCGCTGGAATCGTGTTCTTTCATCAGAACAAACCAATTAAAATTGACAAATCATCGCCCCAATATTTGCGTGTTGTGAAGGCTTTTGACTTGCCAGAAAGTGAACAAGAGCAAGCAATTGTTGAAATCTTGGATCAAACCGCAGGTAACTTTGAACGAGATGGATTTAAAATCACTCCAGATGAAGTCATCTATAACAATGAAGTAATGCCGCGAGCATTGGCAGATAAGATTCGTGCAATCGCACAAGAAGGTTTGCCAGTTTCTATTTTTGCAAAATTCTGGGATAATCTTCAACTTAACCCTTCTGCAAATTCTGTTCGTGAGCTTTATGATTTCCTTGCCTATAAGGAGCTTCCAATTACTGAAGATGGATGCTTTCTCGCTTATAAAGGATTGACTAAAGATGGTTGGTCAATCTCTGGAAACAAAGAAACAAAAGTTCTTAAAGGTAAGGTTGATAATGCTGGTAGAATCTTTAATGGTCTAAACGAAGAAATTGAAGTTCGTCGTTGGGACGTTGATGATAATCGTCAAAATGGTTGCTCTTATGGACTCCATGTTGGATCTCTTGATTATGCACAAGGTTTTGCCCAAGGACAGGTTGTTGTTGTAAAAGTCAATCCAAAAGATGTTGTTAGCGTTCCAGAGGATTGTGGTTGCCAAAAGTGCAGGGTCTGTGCTTATAAAGTAGTTGATGTTTTCTCAAAAGAAATTGAATGCCCTGTTTGTGATGAATGCGGTGATGAAATTCTTAATGATGATCAAATTGAATATACTGAATTTGAAACGCGAATCGACAACTATATTCGTAAGAAGTATGAACAGGAATATGATCTCGTATCTGTTCGTGCAATCCAAAACTCTTTTTCTCCAGAGTATCCATCAAAGGTTCGTGTGCTTGATGCACTAAATACCCTTGGTTATACTTGGATTAAAGATGAAGATGGGAATGAGCAAGTTCTCGTCTAACAATGGCAGTGGCAATAAGCAGGAGGGGTTGGGGAACCCCTCCTGCACATCTTTTTAAAAATGGCAAAGAACGATATCACAGGAGACGAAATTAAATCAAAAGCCCTTTCTAAACAAGGAAGGGAAAACTACGACTCTATTTTTAGAAAAAAACAAATGAAACCAAATTATAAATTAGCAAGCGCAAGTTGGTGTGGACCATGTTCAGCATTGAAATCTCGTATCGCAAAAGAAGGTCTTTCTGTTGAGATTGAAGATATGGATGACAATCCAGACTTTTTTAAGCATTTTAATATCAAATCTGTGCCACAACTCGTTGTTTTTTATGAATATTCTTTCGAGCTTATTTCTGGATCTGAAGAGATTGTTAAATTTATCAAAGAAAACCAATGAGCGAATACGAAGGTCTACTTAAAATGGATGGTTATGATGACTGTCTTGTTGGTGTGGTTGAAAGATTTGGTGAAGATTCATATTTTATTTACGATAGAGAATTGGTTCTTGAAAAACTTCAAAAAGGTGGTATGTCTTATGAAGAGGCGCTTGAGTACTATGAATTTAATCAATTAGGTGCTTACGTTGGAGAAAGAACACCTGCATTTTTAATTAGAGATTATGAGCTATAACTTATTTTTAGATGATTTAAGAAAACCAGAACACGCTTATATTTATCCCAAACGTAATGGCGCTGGTTTGATCATTGAAACGCAAAGTTTAAAATATGTTTCTAATGTTGATAATGATAATTGGATTGTGGTAAGAAATTATGATGACTAAAAAACAACAACTAAAAAATCTTCCAGAAGTTTTTATTCACAGCGCCAATAAATGGGGCGTTGAAGAAATTAAAAAAGTATTAAAACAATTATATTAAATATGAAAGTATACATGTCTCATTGGACAGTTCCTACAATGAGAGAATTGATTCAAAAATATACAAATGGCAATAATGATTTTCCGCATGAAGTTGAAATGGTTAAAAAATCCGTAGAATTTTTAAATAAAGCATACGGCGAAGTTCATTTTATAACTGACAATGAAGGTGCAAAAAAATTCTCATCAATTGAATGGGCATCTGTTGATACATCTTTAAACAGTCTACCTAAAGAATATTATCATACATGGAGTCTCGGTAAAATAAAAGCATATAATATTATAGCTCAAAAAGGAGAACCATTTTTACACTTTGATGGAGATTTTTTTATAAATCAAAGACTTCCAAAAGATATTGAAGAAAAACCTATTATATTTCAAAATACTGAAGCTGCGAATTATAATGATAATTATGTTATTTATGCGTTTAGATGGTTTTGCCCATTTAAACATTTAACATCAACTAATGATATTTTTACTTTAAATAATAAAAAGAATTGCAGTAAGCAATATAATGGTTTATTACCATTTAATGCTTATAATTGTGGAATTGTTGGAGGTTCTGATTTAGATTACTTTTTTAATTATTCAGAAAGTTCTTTAAGAACAGTTTTTGATCCATTTAATAAACCATTTTGGACTACAGATTTTAGAGTATCCAAAAGATATCATGAAGGTATGCGTTCATGGACATTAGCTATTCTAGCGGAGCAATATTATGCATCTTTAGTTGCAGATCATATGGGAAAGAGTCCGTATTTTCTTAGTTGCCCAAATACAGAAGATCCTTTAGTAGAAAAAAGAATAAAAGATTGGTTAGGTTCAGATCAGTTAGAATTTGAATTTAATGAAGAAGAAACAAATAAGTTTAAATGGATTCATCTTTATGGGCATTTTAAATTACATTATGAACAAATATTTCATAAAAAAATATATAAACGCGAAGATCCATTTTGGGGGACATCATTATATAATAAAAAATATATACTAAATAAAGAACAATAAAATTATGATTAAAAGAATATTTCAGGACTTAGACGAATGCATTCTACATACATATGCAAACAGCATGCCGCCTAGCGAGTATGTTGAGTTTATACTCAGTGAAGACATGCATACCTATCGTACGATGATTCGTCCGTGCGCAAAGCGCCTCTTTGAATACTACAACAGTGTCGTAGGCAAAGAAAATGTTTATATTCTTACAAGCGCAACTCGTGACTATGCTGAAAGCTTGAATCGTCTTGGTGAGTTTGGTTTGGATAACGATCACATCTACACACGCGAAGACATTCAGCAGTATAGCATTTCACATGGCTATGGTGGCGAAGGCACTCTTCCAATGCCTATCGCTGATAAAGACAATGTTCTCATTGACAATCTTCCACCTCGCTATAATTACAACAAGATGGACATGATGGGTATCGTCACTAAAAACTACTATCAAACAAGAGAGTATTATGGCTTGAATGATGATGACGAATATTTCTTTGAAGATGTTGTAGAGTTTATCAAAGCGAGACTATGATCAGAGAGTTGAAATTTAGAGTTTATATTCCAGAACATGAAGGATTTTCTTATTTTGAATTAGGAAATTTTGATTATTCAGACAGATATTTGTATCAACATAACTATCCTGTTCAACAATACACTGGTCTCAAAGATAAAAACGGTGATGAGATTTATGAGGGAGATATTGTAAAAGCGACATCTGACCAATACGAAAATGAAAACTTTGTAGGCAAAGTGATTTTTGATGAAGGGTGTTTTTTAACTTGGATTAATAAAAATGATATTCGTGGAATTTGGGGTGAGGATGATATTGAAGTAATCGGAAACATCTTTGAAAATAGTGAATTATTAAAACAATGAGCAGTGAAGAAGTAACATTTACCATAGAATGTAAAATGAGAGAACGATGGGTTTCACATTTTATGAGTATGCTAAAATATATGGAGGATCTTGGAGGTTTAGGTAGCTCCAGAACAGTAGGCATCTATTCAGACGGTGACGGAGACTTTAGACCAAAATTTAATTTTTCTATCGACGCTGCAGTTGTCAAACCAAAAACAGATGACAAAGGAAACAGACTATATGACGCAGGATAAACAAACGAAATATAAAATTACAATTAGCGAAGGATGCACGGCATTCTATACAGAAATCAACGGTAAATTTGTTGGTGGAGAAGATCCACGATACGACTTTACGGAAAAAGAAATTGATGAGCTTATTGATTATCTTTGCGAGCGATTCAAAGAAGAACGCAAACAATGCACGGTACAACTCGACGATTTAATCAAATGCTTTCAACCTGACAGTTGGCACTATGACGACGAGTCCTGCGATCAATGCGGTGATACTGTAAGTACGCAAACTTGGGAGTTATGATTGAAATTTTAGTAGTTAGCGATATTCATCTTGGAACTTCAGTAAGTCAAAAAGAAAAGGTATTAGAAGTTCTTTCGCTTGATTTTAATACATTATTAATCAACGGTGACTTGTTCGATAACTATTCATTCAAACGCTATGACAAGCGCGATTGGAAAATCCTTGGAAAGATTCGTAAACTTTCAAAAACACATAATGTTATTTTAGTTAAGGGCAATCATGACAGCAACGCAGAATTTTTAAGCGCAATTACTGGAATGGAACTGCTAGAAAATTATGCAACCACAATCAATAACAAAAGATTCTTTTTTGAACATGGTGACAAGTATGATCATTGGATAAAACACCGACCATTTTTAACATGGTTTTTTACTGGTCTCTATTATTGGATTCAAAAATGTGATAGATCTCACAAAACTTCAAGGTTTTTAAAACGATTGAGTAAATCTTGGATTGACGCTAAAGATATTGTATCTCGAAAATTTGCAGAGAAACATGGAAAGAAATATCATGTCTTGCTTGCTGGTCATACACACCATGCTGAAATAAAACAATTTGACACATGTGTCTATATTAATTCTGGTTCATTTTGTGATCATCAATGCTCGTTTATTGAAATTTATTCAGATGGAAAATTTGAATTAAAATACATTTAGTTGTTTACAAACGGAAGGAACTGTGATATAATGAGCTTATGAACAACCTAAGTCCACTTGAAATTTACTCTCTCGTCGAGTATGAGAAATTGCGGAGTTTTGTCGAGCTTGTGTCAAATGGCAAACGACCAGATGGTACATACAACTATTGTCGTGAAGCATTAGAAAAGAAAGCACAGCAACTGCTAGAAGAATTAAAACAAATTAAACAAGACGGATTGAGAAATCTTTGCTAATATGAAGTTATGAATGAAGCGGATACAATTATTGAATACAGAGATTGCAATCATAAATTGCATGAAATGGCATTTGACGAGTCATTGGAGTATATCAAGAAGTCAATTGCCTCAGTATACGAACAAGGCGCTTCAGAGTTTGTGGTAATTCGCAATGATCGAGATTATGACTTCTTTTGGTTAAATGATTATCAATAATGGAACTCAGATAAAATATGATTATGAATATAAAATATAAACATTACGCAGGTATTACTCCTATTGATTATCTAGATGGGAAACTTTATGATATTGAGTTGCATAACGGAACCTGTATAGAAGGAGTAGAGTACTGGGATTTTGGTGATGGATTTATATCTCACCCACGCAAAGAAAGAAGAGAGATGGTTGATTATCATATTGGTGATATTATTTCATTTCAATTAAGTAAAAAGGAACAAAACTAAAATATGAATAAAAAACCTAAAGTCACTTATGAATGCTCGTGTTTAAAATATGGAGTTTTGAGAAGTGCTTGTAGAGGACCACAAGGTTGCCAAGCTGACAGAGATCGTGAAGCGTATTTGGAATCAAAGAAACCAAAGCGTTGGGTTTGGAAAGGGAACTCTAATAAAATATGATTATGACTAACGAACAAATAAACATCGCCATCGCTGAAGCGTGTGGATGGACGGACACTAAAATCGTCAATGAGGGTGGAAAACTAATGTATGGGCAGACAGAAGTCCCCGACTACTGCAACGACCTAAACGCAATGCACGAAGCAGAGAAAGTGCTTGGCGAAATCTACTCTATTAAGTCTTGTGAATATGATGATTGGTTACAATCCGTAATCGGACATGATCAAAAATGGAGGGCAACATCTGCCCAACGCGCTGAAGCATTTCTTAAAAATATTAACAAGTGGGAAGAATGGAGCGATGAGTAACGAACAAATCAACATAGCAATTGCAGAAGCGTGTGGGTGGACCTCTATTTGCTACAATTCTATCCACGGTAAATGGATGGGAACACAGCCACAAGAAGACCGTGATGCTTATCACCTCCCCGACTACTGCAACTGCCTAAACGCAATGCACGAAGCGGAGAAGGTATTTGATACCGCACTGTATTGTCGATATATTAACGAGCTTTGCGATCTAACAATTAAAGGGAACAACTCTATGTATATGGCAACAGCCGCCCAACGCGCTGAAGCATTTCTAAAAACAATTAAGAAATGGAACTCTAATAAAATATGATTATGACAACTGTACCCGATAAAAAAGATTTAAAAAGAATCGACAAATATGATTCTTTGACTCAACTTATGATTCTCAAAGATATTTGTAATCGCATGTATATTGCACGAAACATTACAATGTCACAAGATTCTATAGTTGACAATTTAGAAAAACTTGATAGACTGTTCAGAGATGAAAATTACAATTGAATTTGTGTCTGATCTTTCTGAAGCAGAAGTGCGTCAACTACTGTTTGATATCTATGAGCGAGTGCCAATCGCTGGTGAAGATCTTTCTTATTCAGCATTGCCAGATAAAATTACTCGCTATGTTAATGAAGCGCATCGTCTCTTTAAACTAGAAGAAGCGGTAACAGCATATATTGTTAACGAATGTAATAATGGAGACATTGGTGTTCAAGACCCGATTAACTTTTTGCTTGCATCTCATCGTATGCTGAGATATAATCTACACGATACTTGGAAAGAAGAATACTAATATGATAATAGATACATATACAACTAATGTTTGGAGAGTCTTCAAACACCCGTCATTGCTGTTTAACAGCTTTTTTTGGTGGGATGTGAGATATAGAATATCTGCATTTTTTAATCCACGTCAAAAGTGGTTGACAAAAACTATTCCAAATACATGGTGTGATAAGGTGTCACTCATTCCTCATTTGCTTTTTACGTGCCTCATTCATTATGTAGAAAAAGAAGAAGGGCTTAGTGATAATTATGATTATGCTGAAGATCTTGAAAAAGGATATATCTCGCAAGAGTATGTTGATAGTGTTAAAAACACTGATAATGAACTTCGTGAAGTTTATAATTATATTAAAACTGAACGTCCCGAACTTGAAAAACAACATGAGAATTCTTATCCAACACCAAGTTCAAAAGCAATCAATGATCTTTTCATTAAAGAGGAAGATGGCAATTGTACAATGAGAAGCTGTGAAGAGCTTTACGGTATGTCATATAAAGAAGCGTATGCTGAAACTCATCGTCTTGAAGCGCTAATTGAAGAAAAAGATATGTGGGCTATGAACACTATCGTCAAACACTATCAAAAAATGTGGACATGAAAAACTACTTTGCAGACAACAACTATGGCATTCGTTTTAAATCCAAAACAGAAGCGATTGAACAACTATGCTTAAAGGTTTTTGGAGCGACTCCTGTTTATGAATCGTCTCTTGAAGAATTAAAAACAGAAGAAATTGAACAGTTGTGTTTGAAAGTTTTTGAAGAAACTGTGTATGGATCATCTCTTGAAAACTTAAATAGAGAAACAGTGGAAAGCATGTATGCAAATGTAGTTTCTATAGCTTTAGAATGTGATCCAATTCCAGCAAAAGATCGTGCGGATGGTAAAATAGAACCACCGTGGGAAGTTTTTGCGCGAGTTAAACGTGAACGCGACATTTGGATAGCTGAAGCTGAACGCTGGAGAAAAAACACTGATCTTTATCACACTGTTTTAGGGCAACGCGACAGGCTGGCGGAGGCAATACGAAAACACAGAGATGAGCTTGAACTGACTTCTGGTGATTCTGTTGACAGGATTTTATGGAACGCCCTCACCGCTGTAAAAGAAAACCAAAAGACAGACAGTCAAAGTTGTCCAGAGTGTGATGTTTTGGCAAGTCATGGAGCTAATGATGGACCATGTGAAACACATAAGTTATGAAATATAAATCAGTAGAAGAACTAAAAGAACATATTCTAAGTGAAATAGAGGATGGTGATATATTTGAAGAGTATCTCTTTAAAAAATATCCTCGTTTGTTTCCAACTAATGAGAATGGGGAGTTATTGCCACAAAGTCAACGTTGTTGGAATGATTGTCCAATTGGATGGATGAGCATTATCGATTCATTGTTTGGGTGTATTGATGACTATGTGTCTAATCATAAGCATACTGAAATTAATCCTAAGCAAAGACTTCGTCTAAAGTTTCGTCAACTATTTTGGAAGTATGTGAGAGATCCAATTTATAGAAAGTTCAATCCATATAGAGATTTTGAAAAGCGACTGCCCAAAGGCGCAAAGTTTGCTTCTCCAAGCAATGAAGAGAGAGAGAAAATTAACAAAACTTTTGCTGCATGTATTCGTAATATTGTAAGTACGATTGATAAAATTCTTTTTAATCGTCTAGATCTTTATATTGGAGTCTCTCCACCTGCTGTAACGATAGCTCAATATAAAGAAAAGTTTGGCACTCTACGTGTCTATTATGATGGTGGCAATGATGTTGTAAAAGGTATGGTTCGTTATGCCGAACATCTTTCTTCACTTACTTGTCAAGATACAGGAAAGCGTGGACAACTATGCAAGCGTGGATCGTGGTATGCTACATTGTGTGATCAAGAAGCACAGAAAGAAGGTTATAAGCCTGTTGATGAGGAACTTTAATATAATCATAGTATGAACACTACTAAGATCGATATCGCAAAACTATCAAATGACACCAATAGTAACAATTAGAACTAATCTCGATAGTTGTTGCTATGAGATGATCTTAGACACATCGAACCCAACAACGCAGATTGGTGATGGGCAACGATTCACGCAACGCACTCACTTTACAACGTTCGATGGCAATCAGAAGAAGCAATTAGTTTTTTTGTTTAGAGAAATGGCTAATTTGATCGAAAAAGAATGGGAAGAAAGAACTTTAATATAATAAAGTATGAGCAAACCAATTTACATAGTAGGAGATATCCATGGTAAATGGGATCAATTATTTTTGAAAATAAAAGCATCAGAGATTCGTAACTTCACACTGATTGGTGTGGGCGATTTGGGTATTGGATTTAAACTTGACAAACAACAATCTCGTCAGTTTGACTATATCAATAGTTTTTTTGGTGGCAAGGGCATTGACTTTATTGGCATTCGTGGCAATCATGATGATCCATCTTATTTTGATGGAAGAGTAAGCATGAGTAATTTTAAACTATTGCCCGATTATACTTATCTAACGCTAAACGACAAAAAGTTTGGTTTTGTTGGTGGTGCAGTTAGCATTGATCGTCGTATGCGAACACAAGGTATCTCATACTGGAAAGATGAAAAGTTTGTTTTAGATCATTCAAAAATTGAGCGTTGTGATGTACTTATCACCCATAGCGCCCCATCGTGGAATGGTCCGTGTGATAAATCGGGTATTGGTTCTTGGTGTGATCGTGATGCTACTCTTTGGGATGAGTGTGTACAAGAACGCAAAGAACATGATATACTTTTAAAACTATGCGGGGCGAGCCGCCACTTCGCAGGGCATTTTCATTGTTGTTTTTCAGTTGACTTTGATGGATGTGCGAGTACAATATTAGACGAACTAGAAATCAAAGAAATAAGATGAACAAACAACTTACTATTGAAGAACTAAACAAAATTTTAGATTCATATATTGCTTTGAAAAAAGTAATGGACAAAGCGCATGATGCGGGGTTTATGGATATTAATAGTTCATTTTACAATACTGTTTGGAAAGCATTTGAAGATACAGTAGATATTATTGATCCAGAAAGTTGGATTATGTGGTATATCTATGACAATGATATGGGAGAAAGAGGTATGCAGGTAAAAATTGCCGATAAAGAATTTTCTGTTAAAAACAGAAGAGATTTGCTGGAAGTTATGAACTCTTATTATGATTAAAAATACTATTATTATTATTCTATTGATTATTCATACTTTCTTATGTATGATGGCAGGTTTTTATGCTGGCGTTGATAATACAGAAAGAAAAGCGTATGAAAATGGTCATATGACTATTGAAAGAGTAGGTGATAAAAGAAATTACCGTTGGATAGAAACTCATAAATTAGGATACGATTATGATGAGTGAAATAAATATTATTTTATACACTGCTTCAATGGTAATTTTTGGAATTGTTGCACTTATTCTTTTTGATAAATATGATGATGAATAAAAATTAAATTATAAAAATATATGAATGGTAAATTTTTTAAATGTGACTGCGGACATGGTGGACTTTATGTAAGTCATGATCCAGATTTTGGAACTGAATTCGCTCATTTTCAGTATGATATTTCCATTGGTTTTATCTTTAGAATTAAACAAGCGTGGTTGACTCTGCGGGGCAAACCTTATACTGATATGACCATTCTCAGCGATCAAGAACTGGCAAATCTCGTTGATCACTTGGCAGAAATTCAAAACCTTAAATATAAAAAAGATTATTAATATGATATACTCCCAAAAAGAACCAATTAAAATAACAATTGAAGGTGGTTTTCGTCCAGATAAAACTATTCAGTTGACACTTTGTCCAGATGCTGATATAAATGATTGGATTGAAACATTTAAAACAATTTTAATTCACCAATCTTTCAGCGAAACAACTATCAAGGAGCTTTTTGAAGAACCAGATTACAATGAATCATATGAGCTTTAAGAATAAAAAAGAAGCAATTACTTTTCTTGAATCATTTGAGGTTTTTGTTTCAGATGAAAACGACATTCTCCTGCCGAAGAAAAAACTTTTTGATGATGAGGTGCATAATGCAATTGATTATTTGATTGATGAGTGTGATTTTGGAATTAAATATATATGAAAGTAAAAGAGTTAATCGAAAAACTTCAGAGATATGACTCTGAACAAATGGTTGTTATTCGTGGATATGAGGGAGGAGTAGATGCGTGTTCTTGTTGTAAGGAAGAGCATATAAAGTTAGGCGTAAATAGCGAATGGTACTATGGTAATCATGAAATTGCCAATGATGGAGAAGATTTTGATTGCAAAGCGGTTTTGATTGGATAGAATTTTGCCATGAACATATTCTGCGTAGACAAAAGTCCTGTAATCGCTGCACAACAAATGTGCGATAAACATATTGTCAAGATGATCTTGGAATCATCTCAGATGTTGGCTAACTGTTTTAGTTTGTCTCGTCTTGCTCAATCAGATTGTCCTCGTACTGCCAAGGGTACACCTCGTCTTCATGCTTACTCCAAGCATCCTTGCACACTATGGGCAATGAAAACATCAGAGAATATGCAATGGCTCATTGATCATGCTCTTGCGATGCTAGAAGAAAAAATTTATCGTTACGGTTCTGGACATTTCTGCAAAGATTTTTTGGAGTGGTGTGACGCTCACATGGCAGAATCAAATGTTTCTTCTGGTTCTCTTACGGAATTTGCTATTGCAATCTCACCAGAACAAAAATGCCGCAAACATCCAAACTTTGATTCTCTTTCTCCAGTAGAAAAATATCGTTTATATTATATCTACGATAAGGCAGATTTCTGCACATGGAAAAAAAGATCTGCACCAGAATGGTTTCGCCTTGACTTGATTCAGAATTAGTGACATGCTTTGATCATGACAACGCTAATTGACCCCAAAAACATCACCAACTTCAATCGCAGTGACGCAGAACTCCAAGCATTTTGGCTTTTCGGAATGTTTGTTGCAGGAAAGAATAGTGATCATGCCAGCAAGTGCCTTGCTCGTCTATTAAATAAAGATGTCCTTCCATTTGAATACCTACAAAACCTTGGTGAAATCGGCATTCATAATGCTCTCGTTGCTTCTCGCATTGGTCAGTATAACAGACTCTCCAAAGCTATTTTGGATTCTCTCAATCTTGATTTGCGTAATTGCTCTTTGGAAGATCTTTTGCAAGTTCGTGGTGTTGGACCGAAAACTGCTCGTTTCTTTTTGTTGCATACTAGACAGGATTGTGAGTGTGCCGTACTTGATACTCATATTCTTGCTTGGATGCGTGATAACGGTGTCGAAGACGCTCCAGAAAGCACACCTCAAAATCAAAAAGTTTATCAACAACTAGAAAAACAATTTTTGTTTTTGGCTAAACATAATTTCCCACAAATGAGCGTGGCACAAATTGATCTTATGATTTGGATGAAGCAAAGTGGTAGACTCCAAGACGAAATTTAATTCATAAAAAATGAAAATCAGAATTGACAACATTGGCGCACAACCTCCGACTTATATTGGTAAGTCTCCAGAAGATGTAGACAAAAGAGTTGTTATTGTTAAGTTCTTCCCTAATCCTAAATATGGTAAATTGCAGGAATATATTGATGATGGTTGGAATGATATTGGAGATCGCATCATAAAAGATATGTGTAGCATTCACAAGAACTGCTTTGAAGGCAAAGAGAATAATATAGTGATTGCTGATCTTACCTATAGCACTAAAGAGGAAGACACATTCTTAGAGACTGTAGGTGAGCGAGTGCTACAGCTATCACTAGAAGATCGTGAAACTTTCTTTGAGGTCTATGCTCTTGCGGCAAAGAAACTAGCTAAACAACATAAAACAGATGAGTAAACAATATAGAATTGTAGAACGCATAGCTATTCCAACTGCTAGAATATACTATGCAATTCAAGTAAAGTTTCTTTGGTTTTGGGTCACAGAGTATCATTATGGAATTTGGGCGACAGCGGAAGCCGCAGAAGATATGGTTATGAAACTGATGAAAAATCCAAACAGAGTAGTAAAAACATTTTCTTATGAGTGATATGTGGATAGCAATAATAGTTTTAGCATCTCTGGCAACATTTGCAGTATGTTATATTATTTATAAAGCTAGTGATGAAGATTTTTGGTATTAACGAACACCAATATAATAAGAGTATGAAACAAGACAAAGTTACCAAATTTACTGTCACTTGGAAATCTCCTATGCAAAGTGAACGAAAGACAGTTATGTTCCGCAAGCAGAGTGATGCAGAAGAGTTCTACAAAGAGAAGCACTACGAAAACAAATCACCTGCTTTGTACATCACAGAGTTAATAACCAGTACTCGATTGCTGAAACTCAATACAACTGTTCAATCCTAATATAAAAAAACTAAAATAGAATAAAATTATGAGTGAAACACCAGAAACAGATGCAGCTCAAATCTTTTTAGGGTTTAACCCCGATGAAGGTGACTATTTTGTGCCAGCAGAAATTGCTAGTGAGTTAGAACGCCAGCGCAACGAGACAAGTCACAATCTCGCTTCAATTGTCGCCGCAATTCTCAAGCGGGATGGTCGAGACGTTTTCGACATGTCGGCAACCGACCGCCTTGCAGAGCTTCATGCCGCAGAGCGTCAGCGCAACGAAGCAGTTGACAACTATGAAACTGCCGTGCTACGTGAACATCGTATGCAGGAGCAACGCGATGAAGCATTAAGCGATTTGAAAATTACTCAAGAAGCATGGATACAAGCCAAGGTAGAAAGAGTAGAAGCATTACGTGAACGCGATGAAGCAAGAGAGACTGCTGAAAGGTATCGTTTAGAGGCGAATGCTATGATGATGCAACGCGACAGGCTGGCTGAGGCAATACGAAAACACAGAGATGAGCTTGAACTAACGTCTGGTGATTCTGTTGACAGGATTTTATGGAACGCACTCGCTGCCGTGAAAGGAGAAAAAAATGAGTGATACTAAAAAAACTGAAAAGAGAATCAAATACCTCGAAAAGAAACTTGCTTCATATAAAGAACTCTTTGAAGAAAGTAAAGTAATAATTAATAAACAAAGAATGGATGTTATTCGTGAACGAGCTTGGCGAATAAGTTTTCGGAAACTGATGCAGGAGGCAGTTGAAGATGATGATTTTCAACATCTTTAAAAATATTAATATAACAAAATTATGCCAAACTTTAGAATTGTAAAAGAATATCGCAATAGAAACTCTAAATTAAGTAAATATAAATTTTACATTCAAAAAAAATGGCTTTTTGGGTGGAATGATGTTGTTCCTTATGATATTGATTCTGAGTTTTATGGCAGGGGATTGAGTTGGGATACTTTTGAAGAGGCACTTGAAATTTATCGTGAAATTGAAGAAGTTCTCAAAATCCAAAGAAAAAAAACAGAAGTTGTTTGGCCTTCACCTCGCCGCGAATTTTAAATTAATTTAATACTAGAATGACTAAAGAAGAATTCCTTTTTCAGCTTTATGAAATTGCCGATTATCCAGAAAATTGGCTTGACAAACCCAATGTTGTATTCAATAATCAGTACCCGCGAGACATGATGGAAACACCAGATGGTCTTGCTAAACTTAAAGAAATGATTGAATTCCTAAAAAAAGAAACATTTTAATTATAAATAGACAAATTTTATTCTTGGGGTAAAGATAATGTGTAAATATTTTTGATGGAATATAAGATACAAACCTTTATTTTTAATGAAAAAAATCAAACAGAAAAAACTTTAAAACTTGAAAAACAAATCAATGAAATTTTTCTTGTTTCTAATGAAGAACAAAAATTATTAAAACAGTTTGATTCTTTCAAAGATAATATAAAAAAATATGAATTATTCGTAATTAATAGTGATTCAGAAAATAGATTTGATCATTGGATCAATATTGGCGAAGATACGCATTTTAATGACCGCTTTTTTAAAGCGGTTGATTTGTTTGATGGGGATGTGTTTTTTTATATTGATTGTGATTCAATTTGTAATGATTGGACAAATTTAATAAAAAATTTAGAAAAATTTCATAAACAAAATAATTGTGGTATCTATTCTCCGAATATAATACCAACACAATATCATTCTTCAAAAAATGATATAAAAGAATTTTTAATAAATTCAAATACTCAAATCGTATCAACAATAGATAAAAATTGTTGGTCTGCGGATAAAACAATAATAGATGAATTCGACAAATATTGCAGACCCTTTTTAAGGGAAAACAAACATGGAATATGTATAAATTTACTATTGTCATCAATATCTCATTTTAAAAATAAACCAGTTATAAGAGATTATAATTTTACAGTAAATTCTAATGTTGATTTAAATTCTAACACATCTATTTTGGGTACTCTTTATATTAATGAGTTAGATACAAGAATACAAAATATATTTTTAGCAACAACTAAAATAAAGGAAGTGTCATTTGATTTTAAACAAAATTTTCTAGATGAAATAGGTATGTATCAGTTTGATAAAACTCAAATAAATACACCAGTTTATTGCATTAATCTTAAAAGGGCAAAAGAACGTAAAAAATATATTACCGAAGAATGGATTATTAAAAGAAATGTTCCAGTGACTTTTTTTGAAGGCATAGATTGTGAAGATATTGATGAATCAAACTATGATCAAATACCAGAACCTTTTAGACAGAATTTAATTAATGCTAATGCAAATAAATATCAACGTTCAAATTTAGGTTTTGACCACGATGAATTAAAAATGGGTGAAATTTGTTGTTCGATATCTCACTGTTTGCTTCTAAAAGAATTAATAAATCTTGGTGTTGATGAAGCAATAATAATAGAAGATGATGCAGAACCTTTATTCGAAAATATAACTGATTTATATAGAAGAATAAATAAATTCAAAATCGATATGAATGGTATTAATGTAATGCTGCTTCATGAACCAAGAAAATCTGATTTTTCAATAAATGAAGATAGACAAGATTTCTGTATTCCAAATGATCTTATATATTGTACACAATGCATTTATTACACAAGACAGGGTATGATAGATTGCTATGAACACGCATCTAAATTAATTTTACCAATGGATTGGACTTGGGTTTTTGGATTTATTGAAAACAAACAGATAGGTTTAATAAAAAATCCAATCACTGAACACAACATAATGACAACATATGTTAATTCAGATAATCAGTATAGATTATATATTCATAAAAATAAATGTATAATAGATGAAAGATTTAAAAAATTTAGAAAAAAGTATGATAAAAAAAAGCATCCTTTTTATAATGAAGGATTATTTTTAGAAGAATATTTCTATAATTTCTATCAAAAAAATAAAAATAAATTTGACGAGATTGGCTATACTTATTTACCTATTTTTTGGACTGACACTTATTTATTAAATTCAGATAACAATCAAAAGATATATAAATTAGATGAATCTTTAAGAAATTTTAGAAAAATAAATCCATCAGAGAAATATTTTGTTGTTTGTCAACACGATGATGCCCCAAGAGAATCATTACCAAGTAATACTGTTTTATTTTGTGCAGGAGGTAATATAAAAAATTCGATACCAATACCATTAATATCTGAAGCAAAAATAGAAAATGAAATCACATATGAAAAAGACATTTTTTGTAGTTTTGTTGGGTCGATTACACACCCATGTAGAGATAAAATATATGAAATATTTTCAGAAAGAGGTGATTATAGAATAATTACTAAAAAATGGTCCAAAGAAATAAGCGATAAAGAAAAAAATTTATTTATAAATATTACTAAAAGAAGTAAATATACATTATGTCCACGTGGTTATGGACCTACTAGTTGGAGATTGTATGAAGCAATGCAGCTTGGATCAGTTCCTGTATACATATACGATGAACCGCATTTACCTTATAAAGATCAAATAGATTGGGAAAAGATATGCGTTATGATTCACATAAATGATATACAAAATATAGATAAAATTTTAAAATCTATACCAGATCATGTATATAATGAAATGATAACAAATATACAAAAGATATATCCACTCTATTTTAATTTAGAATACATGTGTCAGTATATTTTAAATAATTTAACATCAAACAATACCTTAAACAACATTCAGATTAATGATTTTATAGATCCTCAAACAGATCCTCAAATAGATGCTTTTATTTTTAATTGGAAAGGTCAATTACAAAAAACATTAAAAACAGAATCAGAACTATGTAAGATATTTGATAAAGTTACTGTAATAAATAGTGATGATGGTAATAAATTTGATCATTGGATCAATATTGGTGAGGATGCATATTTCAGTGCGCAATTTTTAAAAGCATTAGAATTATTCGATGGAGATATACTTTTTCATGTACAAGGGGATGTTACATATGATAACTGGTCGTCAATCATAGAAGATGCTAAATTATATTATAAAAAATATAAATATGGTATTTATTCGCCCAATGTTGATTACACTCATTGGGATTCTACAAGAGTTGATATTGATTCATTTGGAGAAATGGATAATGAAAAATTGAAATTAGTTTCAATGACAGATTGTAGTTGTTGGTTTATTAATAAAGAAATCATAAATGAATACAAAATAAAATATTCGGATAGTTTCAAAAAAAATAAATATGGTTTTGGAGCTGATTTAATTAATTGTGCAATTTCTTTTAAAAAGAATATGCCAGTTCTTAGAGATTATAAATATACAGTAGATCATCCAGAATCAACCAATTATTCTTCTAAAGATGCAAGAATAATGCTAGAAGAATACATCGAAACTATTAAAGATGAAGAATTAAAATTTTTAATTAAAAAAATTAGAAATTGTGAAATTTATGAACTCAAGGGTTATTTAAATTCGAATATAAAGTATAGTGAAATCATTAATAGCCATGTCGGAGATCATTACAATGGGTGGGCCTATATTATTAATAAATTAAAATCTAACATAAATCTAGACGACGATGGAATAATTTTAGATGGATTTGCCGACAATTGTTTATGGGAAAAAGAAAAAAAAACAATACAAAAACCTTGGATCGGAATAGTCCACGCTTGCGAAATAAGTCCCACTGATAAAAATCAAACATGCATAGATGCATTTATTAATAATAATTGGTTCATACAAAGCTCACCATTTTGTATCGCTTTGATTACATTATCGAGTCATCACGCAAAAATTTTACAAAAAAAAGTAAATGTGCCAGTATTTAATACTACTCATCCAAAAGAAACTAGTCAAACATTTGATATTGATTCATATTTTGAAAACCCATCGATAATGCATAGTGGATTTTTTAATAGAAATTATTCAAATCTTGCTAGATTTAAAACATCGATTCAAAAAAATATAAATATTAATAAAATTTGGTATATTGAATCAATGAATGATTGTTTTAAATTAAATGATGTTGATGGTAATGATATAAATTCATTATGTATTAATAATGTTTTTTTAAATGATGAAGATTATATTAAAAATTTATGTAAAAACATTGGATTTTGTTATTTTTATGATGCTGCAGCAAATAATTCAGTTTTAGAGCACATCATGAGTAATACTCCAATTATTGCTAATAAAATACCTTCTACAATAGAATATCTTGGCGAAGAGTATCCTATGTTTTATGAAAATATAAAAGATAATCCAGATAAATATTTACTTGATAGAAAATATATTCAAAAAGTATCTGATTATTTAAAAAATAGGTCAAATAATGATATATTTAAAATAAATCATTTTATAAATTTCATGAGAACATTAAAAATTTAATAATTATGACTATTTATGTTGCTTATTCAAAATCGCATGAAGTATTTAAACCATGGTTTGAATCAATATATAAAATTTATCCAGAGATAAATATCAAATATTTTATTTTAGATCAAAAATGTCAAACTGGTGAATTTAGAGAGCGAGGATGGGGCGAAGCGACTCGCCAAAAATTAAAAAAAATGTTAGAAGCATTTAATGACCCACTGAATAAAGATGAATATTTTATATTTAGTGATATAGATATACAATTTTTTAATAAATTCGATGAAATAATTGAAAATTTATTGCAGGATAATGATTTTTTATTTCAAAACGATCATGCTGCAGGTTTATGCACAGGATTTTTTGTGGCTAAAAAAAATAGAAAAGTAAAAAAAATCCTTAAAAATGCGATTAAATATTTTGAATTAGGAGATCAACCTTCAATACAAGAAGCTTTGCGTAGAAATCCAAAAGTTAAATATAAATTATTACCAGATGAATTTTTTACTATAGGGTTATATTGCGGGAAAACACCTTGGAAATCAGAACAAGAAAGAAAAATTTTTAATTTTAAAATACCAGATAACATTATCATGCATCATGCAAATTGGACTAATGGAATTAAAAATAAATTAAGATTATTAAGTTTAATTAAATATTCATACGAAAAAATAAATCATGAATAAATATGAAAATTTTATTTATGGTTTATAATGAAAAAATATCTTGACATTGGGTAAATTTATGGTAATTTCGTCTCATGAAAGAGAAAGACGAACTTTTAAAACTTATACAAATTTGGACTGGTCGAGAAGAAGCTTCGGCAAAAGTTTTTCTTGGATTTATTAGTTTTATTTGTGTTTTATTGGTTGTTTCTGGTTTTTTTATAATTTGCGAGGTTGCTGAATTTATTTTTAATCTTTTTTAATATGAAAGAGTTCCCCAATGGATTTGCTTCGTGGCAAGAGACTCATTATGAAGTCGTTGCCGCTATTACTAACGAAATTGCTGACGATCTTAATAGCGAATTTCGTGAAGATTTAGTTCATAAAACCTTGAGAGAGAATGGCCATGGTGGTCTTTACGAACTTGCTGAAGAACTCACCGATGAATTTGAATTACTCAATAAAGATCGTGAGTGGGATGGTGAATTTTTTGACGAGATAGAAAGATTTTTGGATGAAAAGTTCAAATGAAGATTTAATTAATGCTTTAAAAGAAGCTGCAGATAGAATTAAAGAACTTGAAAAAGAAAAACAAGAACTATACTGCAAGGTTCGTGAGCTTGAAATGTCTTTAGATGATTTAAGAGCGGCAATTATTAGATGATATGAAAATGAAACCTAATAAATTTGTTTGTATTATTAGTTCACCATTTGAACATACTATAAAGACCGCTGATAGTTTTGCAAGTTTTCCTAAATGGGTCAAAGACTACATTAAAAAACAACATAATAAAGGAGAATGGATTCTATTTAAGGCGGGTGATGATGGTAAAATTCATCGTTGCTATTCAAATGGAAGAAAAATATTGACTTAGAACCTAATATAGCTAAGATTAACTCATGAAGTTGCTCACCGAATATAGTAAACACAAATATGACTTCACAATCAAACACAGAGAAGGAGACATTGCAATCGCATATGGAAAACATCGAATCCATGAGCATGACAATTGGGAAGTTATCCGCATCCGCAGTCACAATGGACTCCAGATGGGAGACAACTTCGTTCCTCCCGCCGAATTTGGACCTTCAGATCGGGAATGGGGTGTGCATGGATTCACAGCACTAAATGAAGCACACGCTTTCGACATTTTTAATAAATTAAAATCCAACCAATAATATTATGGGCCTCGACATGTACTTGTTCAAAACAAAGAAAACTAATCATTCGGTTAAAGAGTTGAATGCTCTTGATAGATATGACCTCAGTCCAGATGACGAGGATATTAAAGAGTTTTTGCCGCTTTATGAGTCTAAATATGAGGATGGTCGTTATTCTATTTTTAAAGAAATCTCATATTGGCGCAAATTTAATGCTCTTCATAGTTGGTTTGTGACTAATGTTCAAATCGGGGTAGATGATTGTGGCTCATATGAAGTGTCGCAAGATCATATTGATGATTTACTTTTAACCCTTGAAAATACTTTGGCGTATAGAGACCCAACTGATATGATGCCTGTTAGCGGATTCTTTTTTGGTAGTACAATAGTTGATGAGTATTATTGGCAAAATATGGAAGATACCTACGATAAGATTTATAATATCTCAACAACCTTTGATTGGGAGAAAGAGAGATTGTTTTATATGTCTAGTTGGTAGTTTTTATAAAAAATACATACTTATTTAATATAATATTGTAAGCTTTTGGGTCATCAATTAGCTATGTAAATAAAAATGGAACAGTTTTTACCATATTTGTTGGGTGGTGGGGGATGGGTAAATCATTTAATTTTTTATCGTATACCTAAAAATGCAAGCACTTCAATTTTTAATCATTTAGAGGCTTGGAATTTGCTTAAAAAATATGAAAAACTATTTCAACAGAATGCTGATAAAAGATTATATAGAAATTGGTTTGATGCCACACATGCTAAACCAGACGAGGCTTATAGAGTATTTAAAAGAGATTTAGAAAACTATTTTTCTTTCTGCGTAGTAAGGAATCCTTGGGATAGAGCAGTTTCTATATACCATTTTGCCGAAAAAGAAAAACTATATAAACTATATGGATTTAGTAAGGGTATTGAATTCACGGAATACTGCAAAATACTCCTAGAATACAAGGATGATCCATATTTTATAGCCACAAATAAACAGGTGGACTGGTTAAAAGGGTATTGCCCCCCAAAAGAAATACTCAGATTCGAAAATTTGAATGAAGATTTCTCAAATATGCTCAAAAACTACAATATTACCCACATTAGCGACAAATTACCTCACCTCAATAGTACAAAGCATTCAAATTATAGGGATTATTATGACTCAGAAACTAAAAAGATAATTGCTAATGTTTTTGAGGAGGATATAGATACATTAAAATATACTTTTGATTAAGATTTTGGAGCAAGTAGATGTTTATTCTGCAACACCCAAGGGATTACTAAACTTTCCACACATCTAACATAAGCTTCTTCATCATTGTTTTCCATATAAGCAATACCAGTTAATCTGAATATCATATGGGTGATCTCATGAACTAATGTTTGAAAAAAGAATTCGGGGCTTTTAGTCGTTGCTTCTGTTCTAATTTTAATGGTTAAAAAATCAGAATCGCATTCTCCCCACGCTTCAAGATCATCCTCATAAATTATTTGTACTTTTCTTCCAATAATATCTAAGGATTTTGGTAGGTTCATACAATATATTACACCCTAAAATATAATTACAAATGGATTTAAGGAAAAATAATTTGTTTTGATATATAAATTGTCAATTAGGATATATAAAATAAGGAGAATGCCATGCCAATACAATAATATTGTAAACTATAATTAAAATGGTAGAAAAACACCCCAAAATACACCCAAATACATTGGTTTTTTAGTGGATATTTTTACCCATTTTACTGATGGTTTCAACGCCCCTCCGAGACCAACCAAAATACCCTACAACCTAGATAAACACTAGGAAAATAGACCAACACATACCACCCACATATATAAGATAATACATAGAGTATAATAAGAGAAATAACAGAAACAAAACAATAGAAAAAACAAAATGATAAATAATGGGATGTGGATTCCCGTATTTAAAAATCTTTTTAATTCAAAAATGTCAAATTTTTCAAAAAAACCCTTGTTTTATAGAGTATTTCTGTTATAGTACTATCATGAAGTTTGCGTTATTTAGCTTGTCTGTGTGGGTATTTGCGCTGATCGCATCCCCAATCGTTGCCCTGTTCATGGCTTTAGTTACATTTTTTTCTTCTTTTTTTGGGTTCTTTAGGGGCATATCTGTAGGTCTAGATAGAATAAAATCAAAAGAAACTGAGCCAAATAAAGCAGATGTAGTTGACATATGGGATAAGCATATCAATAGAATGAAAAACAAACAAAATAACAACTAATTTAAAAACGAAAAATAGCCCAATATAAAAGAGGGCTTGCGAAATAATGCTTTTTATTATGTCTTGCTTTTAGTTTAGTTTTTAGTTTGGTGCTCTTAGCGCGATCTCTATGATCCGTTTACTCAGGGTTTCCACCTGTTCTTTGAGCCTAACTGTGAACTGCTAATTGCTTAATAACAAATAAACATTAGTATGTAGTTTGGTTTTTATTATTCTGAAAACCTAATCAGTAACAATATATATTACACAAACTGCGAACGATTTTCCACTAAATAAATAAAAAAAATATGTAGCCAAACGGCAACAATTATTAATTGTGGTCGAACTGCGACATTTTTAACTGCAAATAAATAAATCCTAAATAATGAAAGATCTTTATTCAAATAAACAACGTATGATTTTGGTGCTTTTATATCTAGTATCATTCTTTTTATTCTGCGTTTCCGTGGATTGCATATCAGCACCAGAGGACATTCCACTGTCCCAAAAACTTATTTGTTTTTATTCGGTATGGTTGATTGGGCGTTTGAGTAATTTTAAATTATTTTAAATACTTTTCGGATACTCTCATTTAATCTCACGGTTTTATTTGTTTTTTCAGCACCGATTTTTTTTGATAAAAAAGTGTTGACTCGTGTTCTGATTGTTGTATACTACCCCCATGCAAACGCAAACAAAACAAAGAGGTCGTCCCAAAGGTAGCAACTCATTCGTTAAGCTGAAGCTTAGTGATTTGATTTCTATCGTTGGGGCCGATGGTGTCGTGCCTGTATCTAAAGTATTCTTGCGCGAAAAAAATATTGACATCGTGGAGAATGTCTCTAAAATCAGACTCGCCGCCGCAGAAGAACCTGTAGCACCAGAAGAGAAGATTGAATTCGCAATCACCTCGTTTGAAGACTAACCCCAACTAAACTAAACAAAATGTTTGACTCCCTCATTGGTCAAGACCACATTAAAAAACAACTTCAGTTCTATGCCGAGTCCCACAAGGCAACTGGAGTCAGTCCATTCCTTATGTTCAATGGAGCAAAGGGTTTGGGTAAGACAGAATTCGCAAAGCAGTATGCCAAGCAACTGAAGAAACCATTGCTTGAGATTAACTGCTCTACGATTAAGAACAATGCCCAATTCTTTGAGCAGATCTTCATGCCTGTTATCATGGATAACGAATTGACGATTTTGTTTGATGAGGCTCACGCATTGCCCAAGGATCTTGTTATGGCATTCCTTACGGTATTCAATGTGGAGAGCGCAAAATCCAAACGCTTTGAATGGCGCGAGAATACATTTGAATTCAACTTCGAAAAGCAAACTTATATCTTTGCGACTACTGAGTTGGACAAACTATTCCCTCCGTTTAAGGATCGCCTTACTATCATTGACTTCAAACCATATGAAGCAAATGAGTTGGGTAGTATCCTCAAGGGTCGTTTGGATTGGGTGAACTTCCAAGACAACATCGTAGATGACATTTCCAGGACTCTTCGTGGCAATGCTCGTAGTGCAGTTAAACGCGCAAAAGAAATTGAGATGTACTGCGAGAGCAGGAACACCAAGAACTTCGGCACAAAACAGTGGAAAGAATTGTGCGATCTAGTTGGTATCAAGGCTTATGGTCTTACCAATACCGAGATTGAGATTCTTCATACTCTCAAGAGTCGCGGCGACTGCACATTGGGAATGTTGAGTGCGGCAACTGGTTTGTCAAGGACTGCTATTCAACGAGACGCAGAAACTTATTTGCTTCGTAAAGCCTTGATCAAAATCGAGGGTACAAGAAAGATCACGCCAGAGGGGACAAAAATACTGGCGAGTGTATGAGGGGGAAGGGGAGGGGAATTTTTTCCCCTCCCCAACTTTTCCTGTTGACAATCTCCACAAAACTGCTAACTTTCTCGCACATGAATCCCCTACAATACATCGTATCAACCAACGGTCTTGGCATCGCAATCGGCATCTGCGGCGACAAGCAACTCGCACTTCAAGATGCCACACTCGCTGAAAATATCTATGGATCAAATCATAATGACTCTTTGTTTAACCATTTGCTTTACATGCCTAGCCTTGAGGCATTCAAGAAGTTTCTAATCGTTAAAGAATATTTCTGTGTTTGGGATGAACACTTTTCCCGAAACAAGGGTACAGGTACTCGCACCAAGGGTAATGTAATGCAATTCACCCGCCGCGCAATCAAACGCGCAAGACTTATTATGGATTCTCAAGTTACCTATGAGAACTTCATGCAAAAAATCAGTAACCGCAACCAAGAGTACATGCTTGGCGCACATCAAGATGAACAAGAAGAAGAGTAATATAAAAGAATATATGAAAATACTTGCACCAAACTTTGAAGACATGGAATCTGTTCTTGATTCCTGTGGTCATGAACTAATTAATGAAGTTAATATTGCTTATGAAAAACTTGGCAAAGATAATCTTTGGGAGTTGACAGATAAGTTCCTAGAGTTTCAACGTCTCCTTCGTCAACAAATTAAAGAGCTTCACCCAGACCACAACTTTCAAAACTTCTAATAATTTTGGGCTGTTAGTTAAGTGGATATAACAAGAAACTTCTAATTTTTAGTCGATGGTTCGATTCCATCACGGCCTACCAATCTAATAATAAATAAATAATATGTTTACATTCCTTCAACCAAAAAGACAAGTAGTCATTGAGCATAATATCACCTCAAATATTGATGGCGAGAGATTCGCGCCAGTAGTTATTGATGGAAGTTATTGGGGCGCAGATTTTGACACCTTCAATGGCGACACTCTTATCCATGATGATGGTGAGTACGGCAAGATCCCTGTCACTTTCCACCAGACATTCTTAACTACCCGCATGACAGACGAACAACTTCTCCGTAAATACAGAAACATATGAAACTAATCGTAACAGAAGAAGATCTCATCCTTGATACCGAACAAGGAACTTACACAATAAAACGCGCCCATGAAGAAGATGAGTGGCATTCAATTACTGAATTTGTTGATTTAAATTTTTTCTACGATTCATATGATGATAAATACCATGCCGCAATCTATCTTGTTTTAGAAGGACAAACCCAAACAGATACAGGGTGTGAGATCGAAGTAGAATTCACATAATGTGAAATAATAAACTGCCAAATAATAAAAGGCTAAATAACAAAATAGCAAATAATAAAATAGCAAATAATAAAACGCTTAATAAACCCGTGGAATTCGACGGGTTAAAGGGGGTCGGAACTTACGTTGCGGCGACCCCTACGGGGTCCAATCGCTGTAAGTTTTGGATTCAAGGTCGCAATTTGCGACCTTATTTGATTTCGTAGCGATCAACAATCTCAAGCGTTTCCGTATCAAGATGGACAACAAAACCCTCTCTCCCTTTTTCAAGTGCGCGTTCTTCCGTCTCCCTGTCAAGATTTGTTTCTTTCCAGCTTGGAGGCAAACCCTTTGAGTGGACAATGATGCGGGATTGATTAAGGAAGTCTAGTTGGTATGCTCTCATATTTCTTTTTTTATTTCTTTTTTTATTTCTTTTTTACCATCGCTGCGCACTCGTTTATTCTGAACGCGCTTCCAGTATTTGCGTAAGTGCTTCCACCATTGAACGGTTGGAACACTTCCTTTGCTTTTTGCTGAACTACTCATTATTTTTGTGCGAGGATTTGTCTGCCTACGATGACAGCATATTTTGCTTTGTCAATGCTTTTGTTTGAAACGACTTCGTAGAACTTCCCGATGTCTCGATACGGGTTGTAAGAAACCCACATCCTTGGTTGCAGCTTTGTGCTTTCACCAAGTAAGACAAGATCACCCTCAACAAACGCATGGACATTTTTCTTTCTTTCGCGCAGGACTCTTTGACGACCTGCTTCTGATACTTTAAAGGTGACATTCTCAAGAGTGACTTTGCTGGCGTGAAGCCAAACACGCCAGCCCTTTGGAGTTTTTTCTTGGACGGAGAGTTGTTTTCTGTGGAGGTTAAAGTAAAGCCTAACTTTTTTGTTGGTAGTTTTCATGGGGATGGAGTTGCCGCTCTTATCGGGCGAGCGGCGAGCCGTCTGTCGATATTCTTTGTACTTTTACTTGAGAGAAGTCTAGCAGGGAGAGTAGATATGTCAACTATTTTTTATTCTTTTTTTTGAATTAAAAACTTACACTCATCGGACCCCGTAGGGGTCGCCGCGATGTAAGTTTCCTCACATGCGGCAACCTATGTCACCAGAGATCGTGTTCGTCAATTAGCTGTTCCGTTCTGTCTACAAACTCTTGAATCAAACCCATAGGAATTTCAAACTTGGTAAGGACATAACCATCAAAAACAAGATGCAATGCCACATCGACAATTTTCTTTTCTTCGATTGTTGCATGGACTAGGTAAAGCCCGTATTCAGTTTCGAGAGTAGTTCGAAAAATTTTCATCGCTTGCGACAAGCTATCACAAAGAAGACGGCTGTCAAGATTAAAAGAAGTTCGATGTTCATGCTGGCTCCAAAACAAAACCCGTTTCATCTTTTTTGGCAAGACCTTTTTCTTTAAGCCCGACGATTTTTCCCTTGCCATCGAGAAAGCGGAGATCGGTATCGTCTCCGTCTACCACATCAAAGCCCTTGAAACTTTGCGGCAAAGACTTGCGGAAAACCATTGCGACATTGCCACCGCTTGCAAGAAAAGCCTCGGCAATGTTTCCATTCGATTCAGAGCGAGAAAAGGTCAGGTGATAGTTTTTCGGCATCTCACCAGCGAGAAAAGCAGTCATGCGGTCGGGACTTTTCGTGTAGTCGTAAAACTGCACACTTGGGAAAGTAGCGAAAACATTTAGGCCGTTGCGTTTGATTTTCTCCCATGGCAAGTCACTTGTGAGGTTTAAGCGGAAGCAAGGTGTCATGCCTTTTTTTTCGGCAGACTTCATTGACTTTGCAATTTCTTTCCAAAGGTTGGCGAGGAAAGACTGCTTGTCGGTAAAAAACAAACGAGTCTTTGCGATTCGTGCGCGTTGGACGGAAGACATTGCCCCACGCCCTGCGGTGTTGAGACAAGCGGCGGCGCAACCTTTGCTTGCGTCTTTGCATACATTAAACCCCGAAAGGTTAGCGGGTGCAAGGTGCAAACCGTAGGTGATAAAACCCTTCTTCTCTCCCTTGCGCGTCTTGGCGTTTCCTGTGTTGAGTAGTGACATGGCCAAAGCATAGCATTTGAGGCGAGCATGGCAAGAGATTTTCTTACAATTTTTTTTCCGATAAATAGTGTTTTTTTCTTGACAAGCCATAAGCCATTCATGCTTAGAAACTTACGCCAATCGGACCCCTTCGGGGTCGCCGCGATGTAAGTTTTTCCTGTAGACAAAAAAACCCCCGCCCTTTCGGGCGAGGGTTCGTTTGCTTTACGCTTACGCTCCAACGACGACGAGCGTTTCCATTTCCTCCCCCGCATCAGCGGGATCGATTTCGGCCTCGATGGTCGGGCGATGCCCAGCGATGCGGTCAAAGACCGATTGAGCAGTCATCGTGCGAAACGGCAACTTGGACAGATCACCGCCCTTGAGGTTTTCGGTGATGGAGTTGTAAAGCGTCCAGAGTGTGCCACCCTTGAACTCGTCATGGCGAGGGTTGCGAAACTCTTGCACGGCGGCGTAAATGTCACGGGCGGGAAACGCTTTGACATCCACAAGGTCGATCAGCAAGTCAGCGGCACGATCACGGGAAATTTCGGTTTCCTTGTAAAGCTCGATGCGCTTGCCCATGTCGGCCCAATGCGAGACAACGCGAGCGACTGCATCGGAGAGAACGCGAGGAAGGTCAGCGATGATGTTCGTGGTGTGGCGGCGAGCCAACTTGATGTCGGAAGAGAAGCAAAGATTCTCGCAAACCATCATGCGATTCCCCACGCAAATGCTTGCGGCAAAGGACTTGTCGTGTGCGTTGCGTAGACCAAGCACGATTTGACGATCAGAACCAGTGATGTCCGCGCCCTTGAGAGCAAACCCGCCAAAGTAGCGTTGACCGCCACGGGCGAGCGAATGTTCTTCCAGCGACACTTCAAGCCCTGCGCGTCCGATTGCCTCACGAGTCATTTCGACAAGCGAGAAATGCGGGATGGGTTGGAAGCGGTCAGCGGCTTCGGGAGTCTCAACGCCCATGAGTTGCTCGGCGTTCACTTTGTTTTTTGCGATGATCAGTGACATATTGTTTTTTTCTATTGGTTGGAGTTGGATGCGCCATCAGCGGCGACAAGGACAAGGTAGCAAAACCAGCGAGTTTGTCCACACATTTTTCATTGTTTTTGTGTTTTTGTTTTTTGAGCCAGGTGTGCTTTTTTGCTTGACATGGCATAAGTGATTGAGGATCAAAAACTTACACCCCCAAGACCCCTTCGGGGTCCGAACCATGTAAGTTTTTTAGGCATAAGTTAGGAAGGGATCGCACTTTGCGACCCCTTCCCGTTATGTCAACCCACCCTTGCGAAACTTCTGATTGGATGATCGCCAACTACCTGTGGCACAAAGTCAATCGTCGGAGAGTCACCGAATTTGTTTTTGTAAGCTCGGAGAAAGGCTGTCAAGTCGCAATCTTCTTCAAGGTAGAAGTTTGATTTGTCTTGGTAGCTGTAGTGGCTTAACTTTACGCCAAGAGCTTCGACTTCCCGCTTTGGCACTTCAAGCCATCCATGACCTGCGTCAGTATGGAGCTTGAGGATGAGTGTCTTTTGTGGTTCGCTTTCGAGGTAGCCAACGCCGCCTCCTTCAAGATGCAATGATTTCATGTGTGTTAGGTTGAATGAGTTTGATGAGGTAGTCAATTACTTTTTGCGGCTGCTCATTAAAAAGAGGATGAGAGCCATTCCGATTATCCATGCGATATGCAATGTGTCCATTATGAATGATAAAAACAAGATGTTTCATTGTTTGGAATGTTTGGTGTGAAAACCCACAAAGTCTTCTGCGAGGTTATTGATTAGTTCTTCTACAAAAGCAAAAGGGCTGGCATCGTCCATCGGGTTCAATTCAAACTTGGAGATTGCTTCCCAAACTTCGATTTGTTTTTGGTCTTCTTGTTGATTGTCTACGCTGTATTCATCAGCGAGCAAAGCAAGAGCGAGCCTTTCGGCACTCCAATCTTGCGGCCATTTAGAAAGGAAATGACCTGCGGCGATTAGGTATGCTTCGGCGTGAATGGGATTGTTGGTGTCTATGTGAATGTAGTCTTGCATGGCTGTAGGTTAGTCGTTGGCGTGATGATTGTCAAGAATAAGTTGAAGTTCATCGCGGAGTTCTTCCTCGACTTCACTTTCGCCGCCAGAATATGCTTCCGCAAGCTCTAATGCTTGTTGGGCAATGTCTTTGAGCTGTTCAATTGTGTTTAGTAGTTCTTCGATTGTGGTCATGTCGATATGTGGGCAACAATTGTGGTTTGGTTTGTCTGTCATGTTGTTTTGTTGGTTAGTTTGTTGGGATGAATCTACGGGCGTGAATGTTAAGATTGGAACACCATTTTTTCCAGTTTTTGCCATGAAAGTCATTGCGGCCATTTTTCTTGTGTGTGCCAAAGAATTTTGTTCTTTCGGTTATGTCAAGAGCGTGTGCGAGTTCATGCAAGAAAACTTCAGAAAACAAATGGAAGTTTTGTAGGATTTGATTTGAAAGCTCAATTCTTTTTTCCTCTATACGATAGCAACCCAATCTTCTTTTTGTGTTTGTCCAAAGGACTGGAATGTGGGTCATGTTATGCTGACGCAAGGTCAAGCGGATGTATTGTTCGGCTTCTTGGTGAGTGATTTTCATGCGGGGAAAGTTTGGGGGCTTTCGCCCCCTATGTCAACTATTTTTTAGACATCAGCAGGAATTTCTTCGTCCTCGTCGTATTCGACAAAGCTAAAGTTTTCTTTTGCAAACTCTATGACATCAGCATCATCGACTTGGTTGTCGTCAATTTGACCTTCGGAGATGATAGCAGTCCCAGCAAACCAGCAACCGCCCTCAAAGTAGTCGAGCGTAAATTGATCGTTTGGAAACATTTCAGACAGAGCGGCAATCGCTTGAAGTGGTGGACTCCAAGCAGTCATGAATGGAGCTTGAAAGTCGCAATCTTCAGAGATGAGTTGATCAGCAACTTCGCGTTGCTCTTGTTCACTCAAGTCCCATTTAGTTCCCCAGTTTTCAAGTCTCCAATTATACCATCCATTGCCCTCAAGCAATTCTGGTGGTGTGGGTTTGATTTTCTCAAAAGAAAGACCATTTTCTTTTAGATAGCTTTCCAATTCTGGAGAGCAATCCATGACCGACAATTTATTTTCGTTCCAGTTAGGCATGGCGGCAATGTAGGTTAGTGGTTGGGGTTAGTCAAGATTTTTTATTAGTGTGTGGGAGTATCTCAAGACATCTCCACAATCATCACAAGGTTCTCCGTTGTCTTGATAAAAGTCAGGAGAGACATGGACTTCTTCATTTGTTTCATCATTGATCCAAACATGAAGAACATTTTCATCGTTTATTTTGATCCAATCAGACATGGCTTTAGTATGTGTTATTTTTTGGGGTTAGTCAATAGGTTTTTGCAAGTAAAACAAGAGGCTTCAATGTGATTGGCTTTTCAGCAACATAAAAGAAAAAACCATATTCCAAAACCTCAATGTCGCCATCGACTTCGGCAAGTGAAACATAGTCATCGCCATGATTGTCGGCAACGAATGGGCCTTCATCATCATGCCCGATAAAGTAAAGCGTATCGTTTAGATCGACAGCATAAGCGTCACTGAGTGCTTCGTGTAGTTGTTCAAGTGTGGTTGTTTGCATGGCAGTAGTATGTGTTATTTTCGGGGTTAGTCAACAAGAAATCTGCGCTTCCATTGTGATTCTTGCACCTGCTTATCAAGCCAAGATTGTTGTTCAAAGATGCGCGATCCGTAAATTGATTTGCGGTCGCGTGTGAATAGTGACAGGATGTGGTTGATGATTTGCATGGGGGAAACTTAACACAAAGACGCGAGGTGTCAAATTTTATTTTCAGAATAAACTGCAATTTTCTTCTTGACAAATCAACACTAGCAAATAGCAAAATAGTAAATAGCAAATCAGTTAATAGCTAATAGACTACAGGCGCGGCTGTAAGTCATTGAGGATTAAAAACTTACACCAATCGGACCCCGTAGGGGTCGCCGCGATGTAAGTTCTTGGCGACCAATGGGTTATGTTATTCCTCGTCGCAATCCTCAATCGTATCCGATTGCGACACTTCGGGATTGAACGGGCAAGCTTCCAAGACTCCCCAGCATTCTTTCCCTTGGAAGGTGAAGGATACACCCCACACAACCCAATTGTATTGCAACTCATCGACAATCTCGCGAAATTGCAGATCGTCAACCTTGCTTGTTGCTATCCTTTGGGGAATGGCAGTGAGGGCGGCGGCTTCCGCGAGAGCGGCGGCGTATTCTTCGGGCGAAACTTCGGAGGCGAGGTAGGTGATGGACATGGGAATAAGTTAATCGATTTTAAGAGAAACGCAACAAAAAAGTCATTTTTTATTTTTTTTATTTTTACTTGACAAATTGTAACTTATTCATTTTCAAAAACTTACACCTATCGGACCCCGTAGGGGTCGCGGCGGTGTAAGTTATTCATTTTCAAGCGGTTATGATCGCGCCCCCACCACAGAGGCGCGATCTTTTATCCACCCACAAAATTATTCTTGCAATGCGTTTTTGAAGCACCCTGCCCAAGTCAACGCGAGGCAAAGCCAAAAAACAATAAAGTTTAGATCGTGTGGCACAATGTCATACACTCTCACAATCGAAAAAATTGCAATGTGTAAAGAAGAAAAGAAAAGACAAAGAGCGGCAGATTTCATTTTTTTTTATTTTTAAGGTTGAAAGGTTGGGCCTTTTAGTGTGATGCCCAGCACCGATTTTTTATTGAGCGGCAAAGGTCTTTTCGATTTTCCCGCATTTGAAATGGCGGACGGCTTCGGGTTTGAAGCTGAACCAGCCTTGATTGTTTCGATTGATTGCAGAGAAGTATCCAGCCGCCTTCAATCCATCAGTTCCAGCAGAGCCAGTTCCTTTGATCAAACCAATGTATTTGTCCTTGGCGTTGATTTGACGAATCGTGCCATCCTTCTTTTCAAAGGTGATCGAAAAGAATTTTCCTTTCGTGGCGGCGATCAGTTGTGCGATTTCGTTTTGTGTGGTCATGTTTTTGTTGGTTATTGTTTTGAGATCATTTCCCGTTCCATCTCGTCGATTTCTTCGGGGGTCATGGTATCCTCGATTTCATGCGCGGCATGGAACATGGCGAGCAATTCAAGGGAATCAGCGTGGGCGAGTTGGTCAATGGACATGAGAGAAAGTTAGTTGATTTTGAAAGAATAGCAAGAAAAAATTAACCGATTTTCAAATTTTCAACTCGGCTAGATGCAACGGTATTGACATCGCCGCAGTATGGGTCGCGGTAAATGATGATGAACGCGCCGTCGAGAGTGTCGCGGTCGGTGACGCTTCCCGTCAAATTCATTCCGCAGTAGGTGAATTCAACAAGGGTATTTAAGCGGGGGCGGGTGGTGGTCGTGTTGGACATGTAAGAAAGTTATCACAACTAACTCGAAACGCAACAAAAAAAACAAAAATCTTTTTCGCCCAGTTGCAATTTTTTTCTTGACAAATAGAATGGGGGGGCTATTGGGGGGGCTGAAGGGAAGATTCATAACTCATTGAAAATCAAAAACTTACACCCATCGGACCCCTTCGGGGTCGCCGCGATGTAAGTTTCACGGCAACCCCTCACCACTACATTTGCGCCGATATTATGGCAACCACAAGCCAAATCGCGGCATTTATTCCAATCAAAATTCCAAGTATTTCTTTCATGTTTTTATCCTTCCTTTTCGATGTGTTCAAGATACTCCGCGAACGCGAGTTCGGCGGCTTCCGCGAGGACGGCATCACGCTCCTCGATGGAAATTTCACTGGCAAAGTAGGTGGCGGCGGCGGTAGTGAGGTCGTTGGACATGCAAGAAAGTTAGCATGGGATTCAGATAACGCAACAAAAAAGTGTTTTTTATTTATTTTTTTTTGTGTGTTTTTTCTTTACTTTTTGCAATTCGTTGAGCGTAAGAAACTTACAGCTATCGGACCCCGTAGGGGTCGCGGCGGTGTAAGTTTTTGATTTCCAATGACTTACAACGGCAGCGGCAATGTAGTTATGCTATGCACTATGTGCCATACTACTACAAGCGTAGTAGTAAAGCACACAGCGTTTGCAATGATGTCTTGTAGTTCTTCACTCATACAGACAAGTCGCAGTCTTCTTCTAGAAATTCCATTGCGGCTTCTTGTGCGTAGTCAAGTAGCTCACTCATGGGAGTCATGCTGTCTGCTTCTTCTATCATCTCTTCCAATGTGTCCACGTGATCACATAGAAGAGCGGTATCAGGTAGATCATCGAGTGACAAGCCTGTGATGGCGTAGACTTGTGCGTTGATCATCTTTCGTGCTTTGTTTCGTGCGCTCATGGTGTGTGTGTTGTTATTGGTTGATTGGTGTAGTGTCTTTCATATTATTATGCTTGTGTGTGTTAGTTATGCTTAACATAGGATTGAAGATGTGCAAGCGCATACATAGTCGCGCCAAAGGTTAAAAAACATATAGCGTCGAACACTTCGCTTCGTCCTCCGTAGATACAGAAGGCGCAAAGGCTAAAGACAGGCGACATGGTGATGATGGCAGAGCCAAGGATTGTGATGATGTGTTTCATTTTTTTTCTATGTGTTATGTTTACCAGACTTTGATGATTTCAATTTGATTCGAACCGATAAAAGCGATGTCGTTGCAAAGATCGCGATAGATGATGACAAAGCCGCCGTCGAGCGTGTTCCTATCGGTGACGCTACCGCAGAAGCGACGACCTTCATAGCGAAAGTCTACAGTAGAGTTAATGCGTGGGCGGGTGGTGGTAGTTGTGTTGGACATGGGAGAAAGTTAGCAGATGAGAGAGGGAACACAAGAAAAAAATCATTTATTTTTTTTTACGAAACTGCAATTTTTTTCTTGACAAATAGATATGCGGGGGGGTTTGGGGGGGCGCAAATAGCAAATGAATAAATAGCAAATTATCAAATAGCAAATAGCAAATGAATAAATAGTAAATAGATTAGCGATTGGGTAATGATTAGCGTGGCGGTAATCATTAGCGTGGCAGTCATGTATTCGCGTGGAATCCTTAGTGTGGAGGTAATCATTAGCGTGGAACAAATCATTAGCGTGGAACATAGGTTTCGGGGGTGGCGGTCGCGTAAGTTTTCGGGGTGGGTCTGGGCATAAGTTGGGCGGGGTGGTTTCCCACCCCGCCTTGCCTTGGGTCATGCCTTGCGCCACGAGCGCAAGACTTGCGCCGCATAGTCGCGGGGGACATTAAAACTCTTCCCGTCTTTGTAAATGCCCGCGCCATTGGGAGTCATGACATAGTTTCGGATCGTGAAGAGGTGGAAATTTCCACAAGGGGAAAAATGGGAGTTCGTGCGAAAATTGCCTTTTCTGAGATAGCTTTTGATTTTCATGAGTCTGATTTTTTAAGGTTGGCAGGGCCGCCCTTGCGGCCCTGCTTGTCGTGGTTTAGCCCTTGGCGATACCTTGCCAAGTGGCGCGGGTTGCGGTTTGTCCTTCAACCCTCCCAAGAGCGGCGGCCTTGCAAAGGGTCTGGAATTTTTCGACCGCTTTTTTTTCAGCGGCGGACATAAAGGAAAGGGCGGATTCCTTGTCAGCATTGGAAACACTCGCGCTTGCCTTCGTGGTGATTTCCTCGCCGACGATTTCCAGCGCAAGCGTGAAGCTGTAGGCGTGACCATCGGGACTTGCTCCCATAGCGAGAGCGATTTCGCCAATGGTGGATGTTCCTTTGATGGGAAGCGCGATCTTGCTCGCGCTGGGCTTCGTGGTGGTGGTGGTGGTGGTGGTCATGTGATGGAGTCGCTCGCGGCGACAAAGGAAAGATGCCACAAGCGGGAAAAATTGAAAGATTTTTCTTCGATTTTCTGAAAAAAGTTTTTTCAACGAAATGCGAAATTTTCTTGACAGCCTCCCCCCATTTCTCGGAAAAATTGCAAACGAACATCGCAGCCATCGGGGGGGGGACACTTTTTTCAATCTCCCCTAAAAATTACAATATTAGTATTTTCGTTGGCCTCAAAAAAAATCCGCCACTTAATTTCAAAAAACCTAATAAAATATTTAGTGTAATCATTAAGTATGATATATAGAGATTTACCTATTTTTGTTGGCACAGCAAATCAAAATCCAAATACAATAAATAATAACTATTATTTGATGGCATCTCAGGTATCTATAGATATGTCCGCTGGCGGTCAAGCCAAAAGAAAAATAAATCAATCAATAAATCAATCCGACCAATTTACTCATCCAAACCCTTTAGTTTGCAGAGTTAGCTTTCAATCTTATATACCAGGAAGTGATATAGAAGGATTTGTAATACCAGATTTATCATGGGCCGCGAAAATAATATTCACTCAGGCTACTGGAGATAATTATCATGCAATAAAAATTGGAGAAAGTATTTTTGATAAATGCTACTTAAGTAATTATACAGTAAGCATAGATCCTTTTAGACCTGTCCAGCTTACAGCTGAGTTTATATGTAATGATCCACCGACTGGGTATGGCATATCAGAAAAAATCAATGGTGTAGATTCTTTCGTCGGTTCTATAAGTTTTGCTGATAATATTATTCATGGTCATACATGCAATGTAATTGGGGCTAATAATATAGTTAGTGAAATTCAATCCTCAATCAAATATCAAGTAACATGCAATAGAACGCCAGTATATGGCATTGGTTCAATTATGCCATCATCAATGATTTTAGATGAAATAGAAAGACAAATGGATATAAGTTCTACTGATATATCATCAATAATTAATCAAGAAGGCGCGAAATTAACTTCTCCAGTTACTGTGGCGTTAAAACATAGCAACAGTTCAATTACTGCTTATTTAAATATGAATGCAGGATCAAAAATATTGTCCCAAAAAATACAAATGCAAGAAGGAGATTCTTTGATGACTGAAGTATCAATTAAAGAGTTTTTAGTGTAAATAAATACAACATGGCTCGCAAGAAAAATGAGAGGGAGACGGGTTCATTGGAGATTCAACCAGCCTTTGAACGAACAATAAAATTCAAATCAAGAAAATTCAAATTCACACCAAAACAAAAAATCTTTTTAGATATTTTACTTGATGAAGAAACAAAAATAATATTTTGCTCTGGGCCAGCAGGTTCTAGTAAAACTTATATGTCGCTTTATGGGTGTTTGCAGTTAATGCAAGCAGACCCCGAAAAAGATTTATTATATATCAGAAGTATTGCTGAAAGTGCAGATAAAGGATTAGGAGCGCTTCCTGGCGATATAGCTGAAAAATTTGATCCATTTTTAATGCCCTTATATGATAAACTTGAAGAAATTATACATGAGGGTGATGCGGCGTTTTTAAAAGCAAATGGAAGAATTGGCGCGGCTCCAATTAATTTTTTAAGAGGTGCAAGTTGGCAAAATAAATTGATTGTTGCTGATGAAGCTCAAAACTTCACTTTAAAAGAATTAACCACATTGATTACTAGAATTGGAGAAAATACAAAAATAATTATCTGCGGCGACTTCATGCAAAGCGATATTATAAAAAGCGGCTTCGGCCATATGTTTAATTTATTTGATGACGACGAATCATCAAGTAATGGTATACGTTCATTTAAATTTAATGAATCAGATATCGTAAGAAGTGAAATTTTAAAATTTATTATCGCCCGACTTAGTAAACAATAAAAGTGTAATTATATAAAACAGATAATCTTACGCTCAACTGCGAAAAGTTAATAAAAAATCAACAAGATGCACTGTTTTTGTCTTTAAAATTAGAAAAAAATAAAAAAATACTTATAAATAATAAGTATGAATCACATATTTTGCTCTAACTGCGGGAACAAGATACAATATAATTTAGCAAAACCAAACTTTTGTACAAAGTGTGGTAATTCACTATCGTCTCTAACCGCTTCGAGCCAAGTGGTTGAAAAAAAAGTTGTGCCAAAATTGGATATTGATCTTGAAGAAGATGAAACCGATATCGATGATATACCGAACTTAAGAAAAATCGCAGTTGAAATTGAAAATTTTTCTGAAAATTCATCGTTCACATTAGGAAATTTATTTGGCACTCCAACCCAAGCATTCAAAGGGCGTAAAAACCGTTCTGTAGATGAATTTATTGATGAAAAGAAAGCCTAAATATAAATTTGAGGATTTTTCTGAAATCATAGATTCTTCAATCAAAAGACAAAGAGCAAAATGGCAGTTAAATGCCATTAACTGGTTTGATTTTGATGATGTAGAACAGATAATTAAGGTCCATATTCATAAAAAATGGCATATGTGGGATCAAGAACGCCCATTAGAGCCATGGATAGGTAGGATCATCTCTAATCAGATTAGAAATTTAATTAGAAATCATTATGGTAATTATATAAAGCCATGTAATGGTTGTCAATTTAGTCTTGATGATGATAAATGCTCCATAACTGCAAGTAATTTGCAAGACTCACAATGCAAATTATACGAAAAATGGGAAAGTCAAAAAAAAGCTGGATTAGAGCTTAAAACTACACTTTCTATAGAAAATCATATGAGCGAAGTTTGTTCTAAGCCAGATGATGATTTTTGTTATGAATCTTCTGTAGAGAAATTAAATCAATATATGAAAAAAGAGCTAAATCCAATTCATTATAAAGCTTATAAGATGTTATTTTTCGAAGATTGCAATGAAGAAGATGTGGCAAAATTTATGGGATACAAAACTAATGAAAAAAAACGAAAAGCTGGTTATCGCCAAGTCAAAAATCTTAAAAAAACATTTCAAGCCAAGGCCGAGGAAATAATTAAAAAATTTGATATCATTATTCATGAACCTAACTAAAGAACAACAAGAATTTATCGCAAAAGAAGCAAAGAATAATACAAATTTAAATGAATTAACTCAAAAATGCTTTAATAACGATGATTTAGATGGTCGCTCCAAAGAAGGGCGGTTAGTTCGTCAATTTTTAATTGAAAATGAAATTAAATTTATTACAAGTCGTCGTCCAAAAAAAGATGAAATTAATTTTTCACAACAACAAAAAGATTTTATTATACAACAAGCGGAAGCTGGCTTATCTTCTTTAAAAATAGCTGAAATAATTTTTCCAGATAGAGATGTAAAGCCTTTAAGCAACGAACAAAGGAGTGTTTTAGAAGCAATTAAAGAAATAAATCCTGATTTTCTACCATCACAAGATTCTGGGGCATTAAATGATTATATAGCCCCAAAATCACCCCCAAGGATAGTTAAAAAGATTAATGATGCTACTGGGATGAATTTAGATGAAGCAAAATTAAATAGACCAATGAAAATTTGTGTCGAAAGATTGGGTATTAATTTAAATAATTCTAGATTCGTTAAAATCGTCAATAACTATCTATCAAAAAGCGATCGGGAGTTATTTGAACAAGAATTTATTCGTTTAACATGGGATAAGCCAGATTTAACTGCAGATGAAATTAATTTATATTTAAATGTCTGCAAGGAAATCATTAATTTGGAAGTAATTAGCTGTCATTTGAATAAATTAAATGAAATGTTTGATATAGCTGATGATCAAAACGAAATGAGCGTTCGTTTATCAGAGATAATTAAAGCAAAAAGCAGCGAATACCATCAATGCGAAAATCGCATAGAAAATTTAACAAAAAAACTTCAAGGTGATAGAGCTGAAAGAATGAAAAGCAGACAAAAAGAAAATGCTTCGATTTTATCAATAGTTCAATTATTTCAAGAACAAGATGAAAGACAAAACATGGTTCGTATAGCAGAAATGCAAAAAGAATTAGTCAAAGAAGAGGCTAATCGTTTAGAAGGAATGTCTGAATGGAAAGCCAGGGTCTTAGGAATATATCAAGATGATGTCATTTAAATGCAAAGAGTGTAATCAGGAATTTCCTGGTTTAAAAAACCTCCATACGCATATCAAAAAACATGATATGTTTCTTGGGGACTATTATGTAAAACATTTTCAAAGAAAAAATAAATTAACGGGCGAATTATTACCATTTAAAAATTATGATGATTATTTTGAAAAAGATTTCTCTCAACCAAAACAACTTCAAGAATGGTGTGAAAAAGCATCTTTTATGGATGTTAAAGAATATATTATCGAATTAATGGATAGGAGAATCAAGGCAAAGAATCTTAATTCAGGTTTAAGTTCTCTTGAGCTTTGGACTGCTGGTTTGCCTGATATTGACATGTATAAAAAATACTTTGGGAGTTATACTGATGCATGTAAAAAATGTTTAATCGAACCAATGTTTAATGGAAAATTACCCAAAGAGTTTTGGAATGATTATTCAAACATAAAAATTCTAATTGATACTAGAGAACAAAAACCATTATGGTTTAATAAATCAGAGATTTTAAAATTAGATATAGGAGATTATGCTGTTTCTGGAGATAAATATGATTATACTTATGTAGACCGCAAATCTTTCAATGACTTCTGTGGTACAGTTACATCATCTTACAATAGATTTGTTAAAGAGTTGGAGAGGTGCAGGAGTTTAGGCTGTTATTTATTTATTGTTATAGAAGCACCCCTTCATAAGATGGATGAATACAACAAAAATAGTTATAAAAAATTCAACCTTAATTATGTTTTTCATAACATGAGGCAGCTACAAAGAGATTACAGCAATTGTTGTCAATTTGTCTTTAGTGGCTCTAGAGGTTTGAGTGCAGAATTAATACCAAAATTATTGATACTCGGAAAATCCTTATGGAAGACTGATATGCAGTATTTTTGGTCAAAAAGAATAGAAAAATATGGCTTGGATAACAGGAGTACAAAAGAGGAGAAAAAGATTTCCTAAAATTAATGAAGAATTGATGAATAAAGAAGGCTTCTTGGAAGATACAGAAGCTAAAATATTATTTTATAAATTTTTAAGAGAAAACCCATCATTTGCTTCAGAATTAATTACTGGAGTTAAATTATTTCCATTCCAACATATGTCAATTAAAGCTATGATGGAAACTGATTACTTTTTAGGCATATGGAGTCGTGGTATGAGTAAATCTTTCTCAACTGCAATTTTTGCAGTATTAGATGCCATTTTACACCAAGGCATTCATATAGGTATCATTAGTAAATCTTTTAGACAAGCTAAAATGATTTTTAGAAAAATAGAAGAAATTTCTCGCAGCCCAAAAGCTGTATTTCTATCCCAAGCAATCACGAGGGTTTCCAAAAATAATGATGAATGGGTTATGGAAATTGGTCAAAGCAGAATAACGGCGCTGCCTTTGGGTGATGGCGAAAAACTGCGCGGCTTCCGTTTCCAAAGAATGATTATTGATGAGCTTTTATTAATGCCAGAAAAAGTATTAAATGAGGTTATTATGCCGTTCTTGTCTGTTGTTGAGAATCCAACCGAAAGACAAGAAATACATGATCTTGAAACAAAAATGATTGCTCAAGGCAAAATGACAGAAGAAGATAGAAAACAATGGCCAAACAATAAAATAATTGGATTATCTTCCGCATCTTATAAATTCGAATATTTATACAAGCTATATTCTCAATACGAATCATTGATTCTTAATCCTAACGATCAAGATGGCGCTCATAGAGTTATAATGCATTTTAGTTATGATTGCGCTCCAGAGCAATTATATGATCAAAATTTAATTAATCAATCTAAAGCTACAATGAGTCAATCTCAATTTGATAGAGAATTTGGAGCTATGTTTACTGATGATAGTTCTGGTTACTTTAAAGTAAGCAAAATGGCGGCTTGTACTATAGCTGATGGAGAAGGTCAGTGCGTTGAGGTTATAGGCGATTCTAAGTCAGAATATATACTCGCAATAGACCCGTCTTGGTCTGAAAGTGAAAGCTCTGATGATTTTGCTATGATTTTAATTAAATTAGATAAAGATAAACCCAAAGGTACTGTAGTTCATAGTTATGCAATGTCTGGAACAAATTTAAAAAGTCATATTATTTATTTACATTATTTATTAACTTATTTTAATATTGTGAGTATAGTTGCCGACTATAATGGCGGTGTTCAATTTATTAATTCATGCAATGAAAGCGATATATTTAAACAATATAATTTAAAGTTAGATGCTTTTGATGCAGATTTTGATAATATTCAAGAATACGATAAAAATCTTAGAGATGCAAGAAATCAATACAATTTGCAAAGCAAAAAAATAGTTTATTTAAGAAAACCAAGTTCTCAGTGGATTAGATACGCAAATGAATCTCTACAATCAGCATTCGATCATAAACGAATTTTATTTGCTGGAGCTGCTATGGATGACAATTATAATATACAGCGCAAATCAAACATACCAATTAAAGAATTAAAATTTTTAAGAAACAATGAAGAAGAACAAGGTGTTTCAGCAAAAATGATTGATTTTGTTGAACATCAAAAAGATATGATGGATCTTATTAAAGTTGAATGTGCTTTAATTCAAGTAACAACTACGGCGCAAGGTACACAAAGTTTTGATCTGCCTCATAATTTAAAAAAACAAAGAGGAGCCGATAAAGCTAGAAAAGACTCTTATTCTGCTTTAGTATTAGGAAATTGGATGATACCAATTCATTTCGACATGATGAATCAGAAAGCTGAAAATATACAAACCACATTTACTCCAATGTTTATAAATTAACTTTTTTAAAGTTAAAGTTAACTTTTTAACTTTATTGTGTAATATATATAGTTATGTCTAAAAGGTCTTATAACAAGAAATCTCAATATTGGGAAAAGTTTAATAAAATTAATAATACATTTATACAAGAATCTCAGGCAAGTTTTAATCCAAGTTTATCGGGAGATCCTTTTTATGTATCAGATGCTTCTTATTCTCGCGTTTCAAATACAAGCAACACAAATACTTCAAGAATTAATAGGTCAGCAGTATCTCCAACTATAGACAGGTACAGCAGCATAAGAGGAGGTCTTTTGCCATACAACTATGCGATGGATGGAGTTAATGTTAGAGAAGCTATTGAATTATGTCAAAAAGCATATGCTAATGTGGCTATTTTTAGAAACGCAATAGATATTATGTCTGAATTCGCAAATAGCGAAATATTTTTAGAAGGTGGCAATAAAAAAAGTAGAGATTTCTTTTATGAATGGTTTAAAAAAATTAATTTATGGAATTTAAAAGATCAATATTTTAGAGAATACTATAGAAGTGGTAATATTTTTATTTATAGAATAGACGGAAGATTTCAAACAGAAGATTTTATTAAATTAATTAATTCTATATCTCCTATAAGTAGTGCAACTAATAAAATACCATTAAGGTATATAATTTTAAATCCATTTGATATAATAGCAAAAAGAAGTTCAACATTCGCTATAGGAGCTTACGAAAAGATACTCTCTGAATACGAAATGTCTCGTTTGCAAAATCCTTCTACAGAGGAAGATCAAGCTATTTTTGATAGTTTGCCAAAAGATGTAAAAGAAAATATCAAAAAAGGCGCTTATTATACCGATGGATTAAAAATCGAACTAGATCCAAAAAAATTAGCTTATTCTTTTTATAAAAAACAAGACTATGAACCTTTTGCAATTCCATTTGGATATCCTGTTCTTGAAGACATAAATGCAAAACTTGAACTCAAAAAAATGGATCAAGCAATTACAAGGACAGTCGAAAATGTTATACTTTTAATCACAATGGGTGCAGATCCTGATAAAGGAGGTATTAATGCACAAAATTTGAATGCAATGCAGAGTTTATTTAAAAACGAAAGCGTGGGGAGAGTTCTTGTTTCGGATTATACAACAAAAGCTGATTTTATTATACCAGATTTAAATAAGGTTTTAGGACCAGAAAAATATAAGGTATTAAATGAAGATATTAAACAAGGACTTCAAAATATAGTCATTGGTGAGGAAAAATATAGTGCGACAGAAGTCAAAGCTCAAATTTTTGTAGATAGATTAAAAGAAGCAAGACAAGCGTTTTTAAGCGATTTCTTGCAAAAAGAAATTAAAAGAATATCAAATGATTTAGGTTTTAGATCTTATCCAACTGCAGTATTTAAAGATATTGACATGAGAGATGAAACCCAATTGATGAGAGCTTCTACGAGATTAATGGAATTAGGTATTTTAACACCACAACAAGGCATGGAAATGTTTCATAATGGTAAATTCCCTAAGCCCGAAGAAATTGCTCCAGCTCAATCAGTATTCATCAAAGAAAGAGAAGATGGTTATTACAATCCAATTGTTGGTGGTATTCCAATGATATCACCACCAGAAAGTAATACAAAAGATAAAAATACTACTAATAAAGTTTCTGGAAGACCAGAAGGGACAACAGGCATACCATTAGCTAAAGCTCAATTTTCAAGAAAAAACATACAAGAAATTGTTGGAGAAATAGAGTTGATTAGGAGTTTTGCAAAACAAGAAATTAAAAAAAGTCTCAATATAAAGAAATTTAACAAGGAGCAAGAAAATATTTTAGATAAGTTGTGTGAAGCTGTAATTTGCTCTACATCAATAGAAAACTGGAAAGAAGAATTATCATCATGTATAAAAAACTTTGATAAAATAGAATCATTAGGTGTAAATAGCAATATATTAGAAATTGCTAGTATACATCAATTAGATATATATCCAGCAGCAATTTTATTCCATAGCACTCAAAATGAAAATTAATCCACAAGATATACAAGTTCCTCTTGAAAAAATAGTTAGTTATACTAATGGTCAAGTAGAAGTTTCTCTCGCAAAAATGAGTGAGGAAAAATCAGAAAAATATAAGAAATTCATGGCTACTTGCATGAGCAATGATAAATCTTATGTTGATACCGAAGGCATGGATAAAGACAACGCTCAAAAAGCGTGTGCTATGTATTGGGACAAATCAAAAGGCAAAATTGAAATCGAGATTGAAGAAGATGAGCCTGAAGATGTGGAAGAGAAAGAAGATATGGAAGAAGGAGACGCTTCTGGCCAATCAACAAAAATGCTTTCTAAAAAAAATGCATCCAAAGAAGTTTTCGATGGTGAGACTTTAAAAATTAATAAATAAATTTATTAATGAATTATAAATATACTACAATATTTGAAGCTCCTGTTCAAGCTTGCAAAATAAGTGATAACTCATTTATCTCAAAAGCTTCTTTAGATAATCTGCATTCTTTTGTTCCCAAAGATATAGATTTTGAACAAAATATTGATTTAATTGGTGTAGCATTTAATGCTGCAGTTGTTAATAAGTTCAATAAAAATGGCGATGGCATGGATACAGATACAGCCATAACATTTACCAAAAACTTTTTACATAAACCGACAAACATAGAACATAATAAAGAAAAAATTGTTGGACATATAGCCAGTGCTGGATTTAGCAAATATGGATCAAGTGAAATTTTAACCCCAGAGGAAGTAGAGGGTAAAAACGATATGTTTAACATAGCTCTTGGTGCTGTTGTTTATCGTTCTGCAAATAAAGCTTTTGCTGATCTATTAGAAAGATCTACAGATCCTAATGATCCATATTATCAAAAAATATCGACAAGCTGGGAAGTCGGATTCACTGATTATGTTTTAGCTTTAGGAAGTTCAGATTTAAAAGATGCTGAAATCATTTCGGATGAAAAAGCAATTGATAGTTTGAAAAAACATTTAAGAATTTATGGAGGAAGCGGTAAAACAGAAGATGGTAAAAATATTTATCGTTTAATAACTGGTAAAATTTATCCTCTAGGAATTGGTTTTACAACTAACCCAGCTGCAGATGTAAAAGGAGTATTTAAACCTCAAGAAAATCAACCATTAATAAAAATTAATGATAAAAGAGATAAAAATACTAATAAAATTTCACAAAGTGAAAATATTAATGTAAAAAATAAAAACAAATTCATTATGGATATCGAAACAATGATCTCAGAATTAAAAGATCTTCTTATAGAGAAAAAGTTTTCTGAAGAGGCTGTCGCTTCTATGACTACTACTTTTGCTGACGCAATCAGACAAAAGGACGAGCAATATCGTCAAGATATTGAAGCCGTTAAGTTAGAAAAAGAGACAATCGCAAAAGAACACTCTGAACTTAAAGAGTCTGTAGAAACGCTTCATAACAAACTTACAGAAGCGCAAGAAAAAATAAATTCTTTTGAAGCTACGCAAAAAGCTGAACAAGCTATTGCTAGATTTAATGAAAGAATGGATCTCATTGATCAAGAGTACTCTCTTGAAGATGAAGATCGTGAATTTCTTGCTCAAGAGCTTAAAACTCTTGATGTAAATGAAGAAGCTTTTGCTTCTTTTAAAGAAAAACTTTCTATTCTTTGGAAGGATAAAAATAAAGAAGCTAAGGCGGCTTTTGAGGCTCAAATTCAAGCTCGTATTGATGCCGAGGTCGAAAAACGCCTTTCAAAAGTTTCAACTGCATCATTGAGTGATCCAGAAGAATCCGATAAAGAGGTATCTACAGAAGAAATTCTTGATAATGTAGAGACATCTGAAGCGGGAATCGCTAATTCAAACGAAACAGCATCGAGAGACTCGATCTCTCTTCGTGATAAATTTGCTGCAGCTTTTAATCGTGAAAATATAACAATATCTTAATAACAACAAACTAAACTAAAATTATGGCACTTCGTATTTTACCATTCAGACAATATGACGAAAATGATGTAATTAACATGTTCGCTCTTGGCGATGCATATGTTAATGAATCAACAACGGGAAGTTCATTTGGTGACGCTGGCGTTTTTGTCGCTGTTGATGCAGCAGACTTTAATGCAGATCCAGTCACCTATGGAACGGATTCTTATCTTGGCAAAACAGATTATCCATTTGTTGGAGCTAATCAATACCCAAGTGTTTCATTGAAAGTTAAGCCAGCAGTTAGCGGAACCGCTCTCCTTGGTCTTACCCTCCGTCAAACAGCTAAGTTCGACGAAAATGGAGAAAAGCTTCTCTATTATCCACAGAAGAAGGAAGAGCTTCAGTGCGTTCTTCCAGGACAAGCTGTTCCAGTTGCAACACGTGGGGTATTTACTATCACAGCAGGAGCTTACACAGGCGCTCTTACAGTTGGTGGCGGTATCAAGCTTACTACTGGTGTAGCAGCAAGTGGAAAAGTTGGCGCTTGTCCTGTAAATGATCCAGCTCGCGTTGGACTTGTTATCGGAACTGGCTCAAGATCAAGCGGAACCATTACCGATGCACTTGCAGGAAACTATGCAGTTATCGCACTTGGCTTATAATTTAAAAAAAGAAAGAAAAAATATTTAACATGAAAATTACTTTAAAAAGAACTCCAGAACAAGTTGAGTTAATTAAGGCTATGGCTTCAAAGAACCGTTCGGTTGCTTATGAAGCTCAAGTTGCATTAGCTGAATTTATCGGTCCAGTATTGGCTGAAGTTATTAATAACGCTCCAACACTTAGCAATTTATTCACAACACTTCAATTTAATGCTGATGACAATCCAAGTATCCCACTTGATCTTTATTACGACATTACTGATGAAGATTATATCCAAGTTTATAGCCAAGCAGTTGCTGGCGGTCTCCCACAGAATCAAGTTCTCCCAACTGCTTCTGAAATGAAGATTGCTACATATACTCTTGATTCAGCTCTTAGCTTTGATAGACGTTATGCAGCAAAAAGCCGCATGGATGTAGTTAGCAAAACATTTACTCGCATGGCTCAAGAAATTCTTCTTAAGCAAGAGAAAACATCTGCTAATCTTATTTTAACGGCCCTCGCAAACGCAACAACAAATGGCAAAGATCACATCATTAATGCAGGAACAAGCGGAAGATTCCTTCTTAATGACCTTAATAGACTTTTTACCCTCGCTAAAAGAATTAATACTTCATTCAGCAAAGGTACTCCAGTTAGCCGCTCAAGCCGTGGTTTAACAGATCTTATTGTATCGCCAGAAGTTGTTCAAGAGCTTCGTGCAATGGCTTACAATCCAATCAATACCAAGGGTTCACCTGCTGGTGGAACACCTACAGATGGTATTGCTGCTCCAGAAGACATGAGAACAGCTATTTATAATAGCGCTGGTATTCCTGAGTTTTATGGTGTTTCGATCATGGAAGCTAATGAGCTTGGAGTTGGTCAGAAATTTAATACAATCTTTGGTGCTGTTGCAGGTGCAGGTTCAACGACAGCTCAAACCTTTGATGTTTCAAAAGAAATCATCATTGGTCTTGATCGTAGCCGTGAATCTCTTGTTCGTGCAGTTGCTGTTGATTCGGATAGCGGTTCGGAGTTCTCCCTTACTGCAGACGATCAGTACAGCATCCGCCAAAATAAGATCGGTTATTTTGGTAGCCTTGAAGAAGGGCGCATGGTTCTCGATAACCGCGCTCTTGTTGGTGTCATCGCCACTGGTCTTGCTTAATCAAGACAATTAAATTAAGGGTCGCCCTTGAGGGGGCGACCCTTTTTTTGTTTAATTATTGTTAATATAATATATAATATATTATGAGCAAAAAAGTTGCAAAAAAAATGAAGGTATCCTACGGCATAGATAGCAATTCAAACAATCAAGGATTACTTGCTGAATTAGATTACATGAAATCTATTGGAGCCACAAATACAAAAGAATTTAAAGAAAAAACCAAAGAATTAGAGATTTTATTAGGGGTTAATACAATTAATCCTTTTGGCACTAATGAATTAGATATTTTTGAAGACGATTTAAAATCAATGTCACTTTCTGATATGAGGAAATTAGCAGAAAAAATTGGGATCAACTCAATGCAAGATAGACCGACATTAAAAACAATATTAATTAATGAGTTTAAAGCTTCTAATAGAAATAATCGTCGTAATATAATGCCAAATTCAATCAATAGTGTGATATTAGATCCTAAAAATCCACTTCATGCTGAAGCCCTTAAAATTTTAGGAGATATTTAATTTTAAGTGTAAAATAAGGCATGAACGTAATTGAAAGTTTATCATTAAGCATCTTCCAAACTGAGTTTGATGGAGATACAGGCATTATGCCGCGCTCTTATATTTCAGGATGGCTCAGTGAAAATATAGGTTCTTTAAATACATTATTAAATACATCTTATAGTGGAATTGATTCAAATATAGATTTAGAGGCTCAAGCTATATACAAAGAATTATACTTGGCTCACTATTATAGAAAACAATCTAGAAACGCATTAAGGGGAATTATAGATAGCTCTAATGGACAGAGTGATATTTTAAGCCTTAAAGATGGAGATAGCTCTGTTACGTTTACAAATAAAAATGAAGTTGCAAAAGTTTATAAAAGTATGGCTGATGACTCACAAAACCGCTTGAATAAACTTGTATCTCAATACAATATATATCAATCAAAACCCCTTCAAGTTGGCGGCATAGAGGGAGAAATTTTTACAGGTTTAGTCTATTAAAACTAAATAAAAAACCCCGCTTTTGGCGGGGTTTTTTATATTGTATTTATTTAAAATGTTATATATTAAACAAATGGTTGTGTGGTATTAGCGCCACTTACAAATACACCATGAAGACCATCGTTAGGTCCACCAATTTGTGTTGAGAATGTAAGATCAACTGTTTTATTTGAACCAATGCTTGAGCTAAATGATTCGCTATCGAGTTTACAACCTCTAAGAGTATAAATCATTTTATCTGAAGAACCATCTGGTCCTTTAAGAGTTAATGTAATATCTTTCTCTGATTGATCATTAAGTATATCAGCTAAGTTAGTAGCTGTGATTTCATTAACGATAGCATTTATTGAAAGACTTGCTGTGACTGGGAAATCAACAGCTCTTGCGTATGGGAATTTTGTTCCAAGTCTTTGTAATGCTGAACGTGAAAGAGGAAGTGACAGAGAAGCGCTTTGAATGTGGATGGCTTCAGAGCTGCTTGATAAATCAGATAAACCTGTTCCATCAAAACTAGTAATATCTACAGTAACATCTCCAGGTCTAAGAGCTGAAATATTGGATGCTCCACTATTAGCTGGTTTTAATACAACAATACCGTTTTGATATAAAACAGCACCGTTTTGAGGGTCAATAGCTGGAGATTGAATACCGCTAATAGCTCCACTTATTGTTGAGAATGTTGTGTCTGAGTTGATATTGGCCCCTTCCATTGTAACAGAAACTGTTGGGAGACTACCAACAGCTAAATCTAATGTATAATCAGAAAGATATGCATTACCAATGCCAATTACAGAATCTACACTAGTTACTCCAGTAGCATCGTTACCTTCTGAAACAGTAGAGATATAAAAGTTTTTTCCAGAACTTGCAGTCATATGTCCAGAAGCGAAATTTCCTTCTGATTGTAATGGGCTTGTTTTTACATAAAAACCTAAAGCTCTTTCATTGTATCCATCAGTAAGATAATAACTAAAATCTAAACTTACTGTTGGTGGTTCAAGAACTAATGAGTCAATTCTAGCTAATTGACCGTATTGATTTATATCTTGACGACTAATCGAAAAGTTATAATTAGCGCTTTGTACGCGCTCAAGTTGTGTATGCTTTCCCGATGCAGTAGAATTTAAATTCTCGCTGACATAAAGAGCTTCCGATTGATAAATTACTCTATTTCTTGCCATAATGGTGGTTGTTTGTTTTATTTACAGTTATTTTCGCTTTTTGTGAAAAAATTATTGATGCCTATATCTATGTTGTTGTATCTCGAAATCTATAAAACCTACATATAAATCATTTGCTAATGATTTTCTAGCTTTATCTGTTAATTTAGATGTTGAAGCGTTATTTATATAAAAATTTTGATTATCAAAGAATTGATTTTTTAATTCGTTATATGAATAAATACTATTTTTAAGATCGCCAATTTCATTAATTGGGTGAGATGACATTGGTATGGATGCAAATACTTCATTTCTTGAATCAGCGAATATAGAAAGAACTCCATCCAACTGAAAAGAGTTTTCAGCCAAAACTACAGCTTTAGCTCTAATAGTTGTTTCCTCCATTCCGCCAAAAGCAAAGCCTCTATTTTCTACACCTTCAGTAGATAAAAAAATAGCTGGAACTACTTGATCATACGGCATTATATAGCTTTGTTTAAAATTTAAATTTCTAGAATTTATTTCATATTTATTTTCAACAATAATATCCTCCTCTGTTTCGTTTGAAAAATAAATATTAAAATCTTTAACAGAAAACGATCCAGTAACAGATGAATTTTTATTCACCCCAGAAATTAATGCTCTTCCATTTTCAAAATCTAATGAAACTCCACTGCTTCTGCCTAAAAACGAATTATTTACATAAACTCCACTTGGGATTATCGCCCCAGTTATTGAAGAGTCATTTACCCATTGTTTATGTGAGCTTCCAAATACTTTATATCTAGAATCCAATCTATCGTCATCATAATAATAAAAAGTTCCAGTAGTATTTGTGTATGCCTGACCTTTGGTTAATAAATAATTATCAAACCATAAAAATAAAGAATTGGTAAGTTTATGTTGGAATTGTTCAATCATTTTAACGACATGAATTGTGTTTTATATTTTTTAAGAATTGCTGATATATATGAAGTGTTTTTATATTTGCCAGACCTAATCTTTACACTTGATTGTAGTGCAGCGCCAGATCTACTTAAAGATGTATCATTTTTTATAAGATAGCCAAGCCCAGAAATACCTTGTTCTATTCCTTTTGCCCAGCTTCTGCCGCTCGCCCAAGGCATTGGAGTTACAGCAAAAATATCAGATGGTTCTGGGAAAGATACTGTAAATAGAGAGCCTATTTCTATATCTTTTACAAATCTTATTTCTATATTTTCTAGAATATCCAAAATAGGTCTTATTGGGTCATCGCTACTATCAAAACCTATAAATGCAAACAAATTAGATTGCCCACCCAAAGTCCCACTTATATTTGAACCGTTTGGACCAAGTTTTATTTCTTGGGTTATTAAATGATTGTTAAACTCTAATAAAAGTTGATTTTTTAAATCTTTAAATTTATTAAAGGCGATAGTCTCAAAGTCTTTTCTTAATACCTTGGGAGCTTGGCTATTTAATATCCTTTGAACGTCTGCAGGGAGTTTATTCATCAATTGGGGTTAAATAAAATGTATAAAATTGATTATATGTAAAGCCAGATGGATTGCCATCACTTTTTATAGCAAATCTTTTGCCGTCAAATTCTACTCTTCTGGCCTCTTTTAAAAAATCAAATCCATCGGCTGGAATTATTATTTTTACAGATCCTTTTGGAAAAATTATTTTATTTTGGCTTCCATTATTATAAGAGCCTGCACTCTGTAGCAATTCTTCTTCAGAATTAAGATAATAGACTCTAGCATTTATTGTTTTTGATACAAGTTCAAATTCTAGATTTGATTTTGAACCAGTATTTGTCTTATTATATATTGAATTATATTGAGGCGACGAAGCAATTAATGTTTTTTTGTTGTTTTTATATACAGTAATTTGACGAGCAAAAGTACCATGTAATATATCAAATAAATTTGCTATATTTGTTTCTTTAGAAGAATTTAAAAATCCTGGCATATTGATTTTTACACTTTTATTTTTATAATAAGATAAGGGACACGGCATGAATGCTAAAAAAAATTTATCAGATAGATCTAATCATGAATTAGCGTCATTTTTTAAAATGATGTTGATGATGGTGGAAGATATGAAGAAAGATCATGATTTTCATTATCAAAAATTATATGACAATATTCCTAAAGAATATCACGCTATAATAGATACTGCAAATCATTTTACAGAAGATAAAAAACTTTGGATTAGAAAAAGAATTTTAGATTATGGCAACGAATCTATTAGAAATTTGCAATCTGAGATAAATAATTATAGTGTTAGCTTTATATTTAAATAATAAAAAAGGTAAAAGGTATGAAATTCAAACAATTATATAAATTCACAATCGATAAAGAAGTAGAAAAAACTGTTCAGTCATCTAAAAAAGATAAAAAAACTGGAGAAGAGGTTATTACTAAGAAAAAAGTTACTGAAAAAGTTCCAGTAGAGATTAAAATTAAAAGACCCTCAAGGAGGGAGCTTGAGGAAGCTGAATTAGAATATTCAGTAGAAATGAGTAGATGCGTTAAAAGAGGTATTTTAACAAAAGCTATGTTAGCTAAAAAATATAGTGACACTGGTGGTATTTTTAGCGAAGAGGAGGCAAAAAATTATACAGTTCTTTATAAAAAACTACTAGACCTCCAGAATGAATACATCCGCTTGGACTCTGTAGATAAAAAAGATGAGAAGCAGGATATTAAATTTGAAAAAATAAAAGAAGACATAGCTGACACAAAAAGACAAATCATTGAGATAGAATCTACATTTCAGTCGTTTTTTGATCATACGGCTGATGTAAAAGCTCAAAATAGACTTCTTTTGTGGTATGCTATTAATTTAACATATATTCAAGATCAGGAAGAAGATGAACCATTGCCTTATTTTAATGGTGACGATTTCGAAGAAAAGTTAGAAAATTTTTATAAAAAAGAAGAATCTAATGATGATTTTTATAGAGCTGTAGTTAAAAAAGCTTCAACAATAATCGCTTTTTGGTTCTTTAATCAAGCCTCACAACCAGAAGAGTTTGATGCGCTAATTGAAAAATTAGAAAAAGGACAGCTTTGAGCGAGGAATTATATATCTCTATAATAGGCGAGGTGTTTGATGGGTATACGGAATTTATTTATAATAATAAACCCGTATACCTAAAACATTTTAATATTAGAGATCAAAGATGTATACATAAACACTATGAGAAATATAAATCTATAGCGATTTCAAAAGGTCTTGAAACAGAAGATCAATTATTAAAAAAAATTAAATCTGATGGTATATGGTCTGACGATGATGATTTAAAGATACATTCATTAGATTTAGAAATAAAAAATTTAAAACAAACTCAGTCTCAATTGTTTCTACCTTCACAAAAAGAATTAATGGGGGTTGATATTGCTAATAAAATTTCTGAACTTTTATTATTAAAAAGCAAAAAGAAGGAGATTATTGGTAAAACGGCTGAAGATTATGCAGCAACAAGATCTAATGAAGAAATGTTGAGATATTTTCTTTTTGAGGACGAAGGATTTGAAAAAAATTTATTTAATGAGGAAGAGTTTTCTGAAATAGAGGATTACGAATTAACTTTTTTAATTAATAAGCAAAATGAAATTGCAGAAAGATTATCAGAATTAAATTTACAAAAATCTGTATTAAGACCGTTTTTTAGCATGTATATGTCGAGTTGTGAAAATCTTAATCATTTTTATGGCAAGCCTGTAATACAATTATCTATTTATCAATTAAAGACTGCGATATTTGCAAAAATGTTTTATAATATTTTTCAATATATCGAAGATATCCCAGATAATATTAAAGATGATCCTGAAAAACTTTTATCATATTCGGATTTGCAAAGAAATAAAGGGAAAAAGGGTCAAATGATTAAAGACGATTCCGCAGCTTCCGCTGTATTTGGAGCAACAAGCGAAGATATGAAATCAATATCTAAAAATACAAATACCGTATCATTGAAAGATGAGCTTGATAAAAATGGCGGCAAATTAAATATGGAACAAATGATGAAATTAGCAGGTTATTAATATAAACTTTTGTGTAACTAATACAGAGGTTTAGGGTATGCCAATTCAAATTCCAGTAACACAAACAGGTCTCGAAGCAAGTATTCAAGCAGCAGCGCAAAAAGCTGGGCGTAATTTAAAAATAGACTTAGGGTCTAACGCAAGAAGTATTAATGCTTTATCTCAGCCGTTAGGGAGGATTACTGGCCAAGCAGATGAGTTCACTAAATCAATGGAAGCTGCTAATGCTCGCGTATTAGCATTCGGAGCCTCAGTTGGCGTTCTTAATTCGGTCATACAGGGATTTAAATCTTTAGTTACTACAACAATTGAGGTTGAAAAATCATTAGCGGATATAAATAGCGTTTTACAAGGTTCAGGCGCACAGCTAAATAAATTTAAAAAAGATATTTTTGATGTAGCAAGAGAAACTGGTAATTCTTTTAAAACTGTATCAGAAGCGGCTTTGGAATTAAGTCGCCAAGGTTTACCAGCAAATGAAGTCGTTACAAGACTTAAAGATTCAATGATATTGGCTAGACTTTCTGGTCTCGATGCAGCACAATCTGTAGAGGGATTAACGGCGGCAGTTAACTCATTTTCAAAAGAAGGCTTAACATCGTCTCAAGTTTTAAATAAAATTTCTAACGCAGCTGCTAAATACGCTGTTTCTGAAAGAGATTTGATTGAAGGTTTTAAAAGATCTGCTTCAGTTGCACAACAGGCTGGCGTAAGCATTGATGAATTAGGCGGTATTATTACTGCGGTTCAACAAAAATCAGCTCGCGGTGGAGCCGTTATTGGCAACTCGTTTAAAACCATTTTTACAAGAATACAGAGACCAGAAAGCTTAAAATTATTAGAAGAAATTGGTGTTAAGGTTTTAGATTTAAAGGGTAATGTAGTTCCAGCTACAAAACTACTTGAGGGTTTAGCTTCAAAAATTTCTGGTCTTAATGATGTTGAGGTTGCAAGTATTACTGAAAAAATTGGCGGCGGATTTCAAATCGCTCCATTACTGTCTGCGTTAGATGATTATAGTAGCAAGGCTTCAGTTGCGCGTGGAGCGACTGAAGCTTTTTTAAATGCTGGTACTGAAGCTTATCAAAGAAATGCAGCGTTGAATCAAACAATGGCGGCTGCAATTAATGAAGCGTCAGTTAATTTAAAAGAATTTGCAAACACCTTGGGCGAAATTGGCGTGACGAAAGGTTTAAGTAATGTTTTGTCGTTTTTTAATACTTTTATTTCAGATGTTCAGGATCTTTTAGAAGGCGAGGGATTGGGTTCTAAATTCGCTAGATCAATCGTTGAGGGTATAGGAAATGTTTTATCTGGTCCTGGTTTGGCTATATTTGGTGGCATAATATTAAAACTAACGACAGATTTAGTTAAGTTCGGAACGCAAAGTTTAAAAACATTTTTTAATATCGGCAGTGCGGCAAAAGAAATAAATACATTACAAGGCTCCATAGCTAGTACTCTATTAAGAAACAAAGATATACAAGCTCAAATATTAGCTTTAGAAGGAAATAGGGCTGCGCAAGCTAGATTTTTTACTACAGCTTTAAATGAGCAGTATTCCACTATGCAGAAAATGCAAAATATTGCCGCTTCAATAGCTCCTGCAGTTTATGGAGGAACAGTTTCAAGTAAAAAAAGTAGCGGTAAAAACGCTGCGGGTGGTTATATGCCAGCCATCTCTCAGGAATCGCGTGATATTAGTCGTGGAGTTGGTGGAGCAAGAGGTGGCGATAGGCCAGTAGTAATTCCAAATTTTGCATTTGGTGGTGGCAAAAAAGGAACGATGGTCGCTCATACTGGTGAATATATTGTTCCTAATTTTGCAGGAGGTGGTTCAGCTATCTTTAATAGAGATATGGTTAGATCAATGGGTCTTCCAGCTGGTGCTAAAAAGATTGGTGCTGCTGGAGGATTTATACCAAATTTTGCTGAATGGTATAATCGTGATACTACAAAAGTAAAAACTTCAACATCAATGCCTACTACCGCTGGGGATTGGATAAAGGTTAGATCTAGTTCTGAAAGTATTAGAAAATACTCAGAGAATGTGGATCAATATAAAGTTCGTGATACTGATTTTTATTTATTTCCAGATGGAACAGGTTCCCGTGGAAATACTGTTAGAGATACTTTAGGGAGAAATAAATCTAGAGCTGTTGAAAAAGCAGAAGAAGAACAAGAAAAAGTTAATAAAGCTGGATCTTTCACTTTAAACGCTGATCAATTAGGTGGTATCGGTTTAATCTCACCAAGATTTGGTAAAAGTGGTGTAGGTTCAGTTGATACAAAAATGACAGCGGGTGAAGTTGCGTTTTTTAATCAAAATGAAAAATCATTTCCAATTGATAAAAATAAATACATAAAATTATTAGGAATAAAAACAGCTAACACACCAAGTGGAAGAAGTTTCCAACAATTACAAGGGGATGTGAGTGAATTATTTGCTGGTGGAGTTGTTGATCTTGCTTATAGATTATATGGTGGGACTTTTGATCCAGCAAGTGGTGGAGAATTTACTCAAAAATTAAGAGCTTTATCTCCAGATAAAAAACAACAATTAATACCAGCCGCCGCACAAGGTGATTTATTTGAAGCTGCTGGAAAAGTGGCTTTAGGTAGTATTCAAAATTTAGAATCATTATTTAATCAATCAGACCAAAATAGACCATTTGATTTTAATAATAGAGCTGCGATGCAGAAAATGTTTGGTTTTGATGTTGGAAAAGGTGAAGCTAAAAGAGGTGGAGAAGGAGACTCTTTGGCTGCTTTTTTAGGCACAAAACAAGTTAAAGGTATTATTACAAAAGTATTTAATGATCCAGAGTATTCTCCGAAAGCGTTAGATGCTTTAAAAGCTCAAGGAGCTTTTAGTATAGAGATGCAAAGACAGAAAAAAGAAAAAGAAATCTCTAATGCTATAAGTGGTTTCGTTCCTAACTTTGCTTCATATCCATATAAATTATCTACGCTTGCTCCAACTGAAAAAGAAGGACAAAGATCTTACTCAAAATGGGAAAAATGGAATCAACTTTCAGGCGAAGAAAAGAAAAACACACCATATAAAAGTAAGGTCATAAATAATCCTTATGCTATTAAGCAATTCAATCAAGGATTACGTTTAAATCCTAATGTAGAAAAAGATGATAAAGTTGATTCACTTGGATTTAGGGTGACAAAAGTACCTATTTATGACGAAAAATTAAAAGAAGAAATCATAAATAAAAAAAATTCTAAAGAAGCGGGTAGAAGATTTGAAAAGTTGGCGCTTGAATTTTTAAAATATAATGATGGTTCTGAATTTTTATATAACAGAGATAAAAGTTCTGTAGATGGATTTAAATTTAAGGGGAATAAAAATATAGATTTATTAGAAGTTAAAGCTGGTGAATGGAATGCTTCAGAAGTTCAAAATAAATTTGGTAGATTTGTGCCAGAGAACATCAACCTATCTGGCTCATCTTTGATAAAAGAAGAATTAAATAAACTTTTTACAGAAGGTGTTCCAAGAGAACAAGATGTAATTAAATTAAATAATACATTAGCTATTCCAGATATAGAAGGATATAGTGGGAAAATTAAAGCTGGTGGTAAAGCAGATCCAAATAAAAAACAAAAAGATTTTTATGATGCCTTTTCAGTATCTCAATTATCTCAAGCTCAAAATGCAAAACTTAAAAAGGGTTCAATGGGTTATATCCCTAATTTCGTAAACCAAAAATACGTAATGGATACTCTTGCTAGAATAAAAGCTGGCACAAGCGGCTTTTCAAAACAAGAACAAGAAACATTTTTAAATAAATTTGGCGCAAAATCTACTGGAAGAAAAATTTCTCTTAGAGAAGTTTATGATAAATTAGACGGTGATATCGGTATCTCAGCATTGATTGATAAAGCTTATGTGGCAGCTGGACCGACAGCCTCAAATGAAGATGTTTATAGAGTATTTGAAAAACAAATTAAAGCAAATCCATATGCACTAAGAGGTCTTGTAAGCAAAAAAGGTTTTATTCCAAACTTCGCAGATCCACTTAAAGAAGCTATTGGTCGCGAAATATCCGCTGGTGTTCCAGCTTCACAAATTTATGTAGACCAAAATTCATCATTAAAGAACTCCATGAATCCAATGGGATTAATGGTTGCTAATCGTCGTGATGAACCAGCTGGTGGTATACAAGGAATTAATCGCGCAAGAAAAGAAGGCGCTAATCCAATGTTGTATGGCGCGGCTGATGGATTTATTCCTAATTATGCTCCACAACTTGGAGAGGCAACAAGGTCTGATATGGGTAGAACCAGAATTAGTGATCAAGCAATAACTGATTTTAATAATTCCTTAAAAGGGGTTTCTGATCAACTAAGAAAAGGATCTATATCTTTTGCTGATGCTAATTTGAAAGTTGATCAATTGGCTAAATCTACTGGATCGACACAAGCACAAGTCATGAAACTTGGAGCCGTTGGTCAGGGTTTAATTACAGCATACAACAATGAACTTCAAGCTAGAAATCAAAAAGCTAAAGAATTAAAAGAACAGAGAGCGGGTAGAAGCACAGAAACTGCAGGTTCTAAAGGATCAAGAGACATGCTTGGCACTATTTTTGCAGTACAGGCTGGATTATCATTATTAACTGGCGCGACTAATGACTCCACTAATGCTTTAGTAAGATATACCAATGTTATTTCAAATTCATTAGGAAATATCACAACCGCTGCTTTTGCGGCAAGCGCATTTAAAGATATGGCCACAACAGGCAAGGGGCTTGTTGGGGTATTTGGAAAATTAGGAGTTGCTGGCGCAGCCGTTGGTGCTGCATTTGCATTATTTGAAGGCGGCAAACAGCTTTATTATGAATATTCAGGAGCCAATAAAAGAGCATCGGATGCCGCTAATATTTTAGCTTCATCTGCAGAAAAGGCGGCAGTTAGATTAGAAAATTTAAATCCAGAATCTAAAGAGAGTATTAATAAAACAGTTGAGGATATTATTAAAAAACTTAATATCCAAGTGAGTGAACCAGAACTCCCAAAATTAAAAGAAGCAATAACAACTGGATTACTTGGCACTTCAAGAACTAATGTTGAAGGTATACTTAGGGAAAATCTCACACCTAGTAAATTACAAAAAAAAGAAATAGATACTTCTGAACCATCCCTAATGGATGCATTAAGAGCTGGAGCTGCATCTTCGCCTGGTACTATGGTTCCAAATGTTAAATATAAATACACTACAGAGGAAGCATTGACTGGAGACCCATTAAAAGCAATAGCAGCTTTGGCTGAACAAGGTGTTTCTGGGCAGGGTGCAACTTTAATGGGGCCATTCTTATCTCTCGTAAAAGAAGCAAAAAATGCAGAGGAACTTTCTTCGTTTTTGGCTAATCCAAAATTAAATGAAAAAATTAATGAAAACTTAAAAAATATAGATACAAAAAGTTTATTTGATTTGACAGATATAAATAAAACTTTTGAGCAAGTGTCAATACTTAATAACAGTAAGGATTTTGCTAAAACATTTGAGGCTATGGAAGGTAAAACATCCCTTGTGAGTAGCTTAAAAGAACAAGAAGCATCTATTGCAATAATTTATGAGTTTGTAAAATTAATACAAGCCGCAAGAGAAGAAACAGAAAAAAATGCTACCATAGAAACGGCAAAACAAGAACAAGCTTTATCGAGAGCATTACAAGATTCTCTTAAAAAATCAGTCTTAGAGAGGCCAACAAAAACGATGCAACAAGCTGGTTCTCTTTTAGAGTCATCTTTAGAAATATCTAACAAACAAAAATTACTGCAAATTACTGGAGATCTGTCTATTTCTGAAGATTTAAGAAAACAAAAATTAGAAGAAGTCAATCATCAATATGAAATTTCTAAAATTGGATTACAAAACCAATTAAAATTAATAAAACAATTAGATTCTTCTTTAGAAAAAATATCCTCTGGAGATATTTTAGGTTTTGGTTCAAACTCTGAACAAGCAGCTAAACAAGCAAAAGCTTTTATTGAAAAATTTACTTCAGATCCAAATAATCAAAACGCTCTTGAAGGTTTATTGGCGGGTAATAAAAATCAAAATTTTATTAATCAATTAAGATCTCAAGTCCAAACAGGAGCTAATTTATTTAATACACCAGGAAAACAAGATGAGCTTATAAGAATAATAAAAGAATATTATGAATTAACACAGGATATCACTCTTGAAGAGAAAACACAAATAAACAATAAGCAAAAACTTTTTGAAGCATCTCAAAAAGAGCTTTCTATAGAAAAACAGCGTCAAAATCTTATTGAAAAAGGTAACTTATATATAAAAACCGCGCAGAGCAGATTAACTGGCAGAATAGAAGATATTTCAAATGAATCACAATTAAATGAAGCTAGAAAAAATCTTGAAATAAAAAGATTTGAAAAAACTGGCAAAACTGTAGATCCACGCGAAAACGAAAGAATAATTGAATCTATCAATGAAAAATATTTTAAATTACAACAAGATTTAAATGATCAAAAGGCTGAAGCAGAAATAAAACTCGAAATAACAAGAGGTCTAAAAATAGATGACAACATAACTTCTTTAGGCGCAAACACAACAGCAATTGGAAGTGTTCAAGATGCATTGATTAATAATGTACTACCAGTATTAAATACTTTGCCAAAAAACATGGCGGAACAATTAAAGAATGCTGTGTTAGGTTTAAATAACGGCGGTCAACCTGTTCCTCAAACAGCGCAGACAACAAGCGGAGTAAGTGGTACTATTGGAATGCCATATAGAGCAAATACAAGTAGCGGCGATGTTAAATCTTTATTGGATTTAGTGAGTAAAGAAATTAGCTCAGATCCTAAATACCTTGCTGCTGTTTATGGAAATGTAATGAAAGAATCTGGTGGTAAACCAATCACAGAAGCTTCTGATTATTCTAATACAGATAATAAAAGAATAAGATCAATTTTTGGTGATAGGGTTAACTGGATGACAGATGAAGACTTATCCGAGCTTAAAAAAGATCCTATGTTTTTGGGAAAAATGTATGGTCCAAAATATCAAATAGGTAAAAATCTTGGTAATAAAAGCGAGGAAGAAGGTTTTAACTATAGGGGACGTGGATATGTTCAGATAACTGGTAGAAAGGCTTATGAAGAAGCTGGAAAGGCTATTGGTAAAGACTTACTACGTGATCCAGACTTAGCTGCACATCCAGAAATTGCAAAACAAATTGCTGTTTGGCAGTTAAGAGATAGAAAAGATCAATTTACTGGAGGCGGTTTCAATAAATTATTACTAGAAGGTGATCAATCTAAAATTAATAAAGCTGTAACTAGTCAATTCGCTGGTCAATCAGCTAATAGAGGATACTTAGGCGATTTATTAAAAATAGTTGATAATTTTGCTGATAAATTTTTAAAAGGTTCGACTGATCTGGGAGGTTCTTTAGATAATACGAGTAAAAACTTTTTACAGGCTTCTGGTTATCTTGAAGAAACATCTTCTACAGCACAGACGAATATTGATAATCTTAGATTAGAGTTAGCTGGTAAAGATAGAAATAAAGCGCCTAATCAAGATCTTCAAGATAAAATTAGGCGTATAGTTGCTGAAACATATGGACCTAGTGCAATAGCTACAATTTATAGCGGCATGGGTTATACCCCAGGCGGATCAAGAAGACATGAACCCCAAGAAGGTGGAAAAGCTGCGGATATATATGTTGAAATAGATGGAAAAAAAGTTACAGGCGAGGAATTAGCTAAACTTGGAGCAAGGTGGGTTACTGGTGGATATGGTAGTGCTGGTTATGGAATGGACTATCAAGGCATTAAAGGTAGTGGAATTCATTTAGATACTTTTACCAAAGATCAGTTGAAATCAGGAGAGGGATTAAGCTGGGGGTATGGTGGACAAACAGGTTCTATGTTGAAAAATCTAATAAGTAGAATGGGAGGCGAACCAGGTGTTAGCGCTTCAGCGTTAGCTAATCAAACATTATCTCAAACAAATCCAATATATCAGGCTGGAGAAAGAATTTCGGGAATTTCAGATTCAACCGCAAGAACTGAATCCGCGCTAGAAGAGGCAAAAAAATTGGTTGATAGAACTGGGAAAAGCGACGAGGAGATAAAGAAAAAAATCAATGAAATAGCCAACCAAATTATTGCAGCTAGTGATGCTATCATATCAAAGGGTAAAACCAAAACAACGGCTGACGCATTAAATCAACTTAGTAAACAAAATACAAAGTTAGAAGCACAACCAGGTACATTTGCTAGTGGATTTACTACTGGAATGGAGAATATAAATAAAGAAATAGCAGGTTTCTCCGAACAAATAGGCGAAAAAGTGCCAGCACTATTTGCCGATAATATGGCAAAGGCAATGGAAGATGCTATATTAAATGGTGAAGACTTAGAAACATCTTTAAGAAGTGCGGCAACAGCGTTTTTAACAGAAATAAATAGATCTAACTTTAAGAATTTAGCCAATATATTTACTAGTGGATTACAGCAAGCTGGTAGTTCAATATTTAGCTTATTTACTCAAAGAGCTTCTGGTGGACCAATTACTGGTGGTTCTGGAACAAAAGACGATGTGCCAGCATTATTAATGGGCGGCGAGTTTGTTATGAATAAAAAATCCGTATCTAAATACGGCATGAATTTCATGAACCAGTTAAATAATGGAAATCTTCCAAAATTTGCAAAAGGTGGTTCTGTAGAAGAGATATCTGATATAAGTAAAATAGGAAAACAAACCATTTTTTCTGGTAAAGTTGGATCAGAAATTGTAGGGCAATATGATGAGGGTAAAGCGCCAAGGCAAGTTGCTACTGGTGGAGGGTTTTATTCTCCAGGTATGTATGGATCTGGGTCTATAATAGGAAAAGCGGATTTGTTAGCTTTTGCTACGCAGTCACAAACCTCTGGAGCAAAAGATGTAATTATGAATGAAGATAAATTAGCATATGCTAGTTTAGAGCCAGAAAGCGCTAGATTGACCGTAAGCGGAAGAATGAATAGCCCTGAGTTTCAAGCCGTTCAGAAAGATAAAGAAGAGGCATTTAATTTGTATCTTCAACAACTAAATCAAGAACAAGCGCTCAAAGAAAAAGAAAAAGCCGAAAAAAAGGCATTCAGAAAAGCATGGCAAACAGCTTTATGGACTACCGTAGCAAGTTCCGTTATTTCAGCGATTGCTAAACCAGCTATGGCTGGTTTTCAAGCTGGCATGGGACAAGCGGCATCACAGAATTTAACTGGCTTCCAAGCATTAGGTTCTGGATTTAAGGGGATTTGGTCTGGTGGCAATTTTGCTGGCACACAGATTGGAGGCTTGTCGAATTTCTTTTCTGGCAATAATCAGTTAGCTAATATAGGAACAGTATCTCAACTATCATCTTTATATCAAAGTAATCCAAATTCAAATTTAGGTAAATTACTAGCTTCAAATTCTAGTAATTATATTAGTGGGATTTCAATACCAAAAGCTATTCCAGTAAATAGAGCTACAGGAGGTTTAATACCTAATACGTCTGGTACTGATACAACTCAAGCAATGTTAAGTGGTGGAGAGTTTATTATGAATAGGGCTGCAACTCAAAATATAGGTGTTGGAGCTTTACAATCATTAAATGCTGGCGGTAGACAGAATTCTACTGAAAGCGCTGATAAAATTGTTTCTAAATTAGATGAATTAATTGCAGCTATTAAAGAAAATATGAGTGGCAATATTTCTGTAAACGTGAATTCTAATGCGGCTTCTGAAAAAGAAACGGCTGATAGTTCAAGTAGTGGTAATAATTCAGAATCAAATAATATGTTGAAGAAAAAAATCAAAGCCGCTGTTATGGAAGTAATTCAACAAGAAAAAAGATTAGGGGGTTCGTTAAGATTTACTCAATAATATGTTTGGTGGTAAATTAAATCATGAATCTGAATTTTATATTTCTGGACAAAAATTGTCTGGTATAGAATCTGTTGATATTTCATATTCCCAACAAAATAGTATTATCAAACCAATAGGATATTCAAAAGGTTTGTCATTGGTTAATGGCGAGCCACAAAAAAGTTTATCATTAACTAGAAATTTGCTTTACCAAGATCCAATTTTAAATTATACAGGAGACCTGGTAATGGATGGAAGCATAAACTATGGACAGTATTGTTATGGTTTCAAAATGGGTTATTTAACCGAATATATTGTTAATTGTGCGATTGGTTCAGTTCCAAGAGTTTCGGTTAATGCTGTTATCTTGGATGAATTAACATCTAGTTCTAATTCAGCTGGACATATACAACATCCAAACATATATATACCAAATCAAGGTTCAATATCAATGACTTGTGATAATTCGTCAACCAATAGAGTAATTGGTTTTGATTATTCTATAAAATGTAATAGAAAATCATTTTTTACAATAGGTTCCGAGTTACCAAAACAGGTTATATTGATGCCTCCATTAGAGTATACAGCTGCCGTTCAAATAGAAATAGATGAAGCTTTTTTGCAAGATTCTCATAATTATTTATATGATAGGGAAAATAAAATAATATCTTTTTCAATAAGAGGCAGAAATCAAGAGTTATTACAAAATTTAACCCTGCCAAAAGCTTCTTTAATATCAGAACAAATTAACGCATCATCAGATGGTTTATTGAGATTAACTTTAAATTATATTGGGCATTCATGAGTGAAGATCTTTTTTACAATAGGGATAGAAATATTGCTGGAGTCGTGGCTCCAACAAATTTATCTAGTTTAAATTTGACTCCAGTGTATGGATCAAAAGCTTCGTTTTCTAGTAATTTGTATACTTATGAAACTAATGACTTAGTATATAATATTATACCATTATCAATTAATAGCTTGAGAGCTTCTTTTGATATGAAATATATTGTAAATGAAACTAATGCCACTAGATTGGCTAATTTTTTCGAAAGCAAGTTGGGAAGTGTGCAATTTTCTTTCACCCCAGATAATAATAATATTTATAGACAGATTTCTGGATTTTCAACTGAATACTCAATAAGTCATTTAAATAATAATCATTACGAGTTCAATGTAAATATAATAGCTGATCAAGCTCCTACGCTTTTAAATTGGAAGTATATGACTTTTTTAAATTATAATTACTCCACTATAGAAAATGGTTCAATTTGGAATCAAAATTTAATACAATGGAATGCAGATATAAGAACTTGGGATTATGGCCATTACAGTAAATACGATATAATTTACTACCCAACGAATGAAAATAAATTAAATAATTTCTATTATTGTAGCGAAGATCACGTTAGTTCTCAAGACACGTCTCCAGCGGGGGATAATTCAAAATGGACTCAAGAGTTCTTTTTTGAGCCAGATATTGGTTTTCAAAATAATGTGACTATTAACTCAAGTAAATTAGAATTTAAAAATTCACATCCATTAAGAATAAAAACAAAAAATAACATAACACCATTGGTGATTAATTATAAATTCAGCAATATAACAGATAAACAACTTAGATCAATGCTTCATTTTTTAGAGAATAAGGCTGGATATAGAAGATTTAGACATCAAGTTCCTTCTGTATATAATAGACCAAAGGTATTTATATGCAGTGAATGGTCACATACTTGGAATTACTTTAATAGTCATGATTTAGAAGTTAAATTAACGGAAGATCCATTAGGAGTCATACCAAAAAATTCATAATGAAAAAGGAAATATTAAAAAGTAATGCTGCATTTGTTGTGATTGGAGAATCTCCATCATGGAAGAGCACACCAGAAGTTGGTAGATTGTTTGCTTTGGTTCAAAATTGTGATATAAATTTTAACGTAGAAAGACAGACTTTAAAACAATTAGGATCAAAAAAATATATAGTTAATAATATAACTAGATCACCAAATATTGATTTAAATTTAAGTTATTATTTTAGTCCATATATTAATAATGAATTATTAATGGGATTTAATGGTTATGATGAAATTGATAGACCAGCTTTTGAAAACATACATCAAAAAAATCATAATTTTTATATTGTTGTCAATAATAAAGATGGAGAAAATGCGCTAGATGAAATAAAATTAGATAACCCTCAAAATATTAACTATAACGATTTTATTTTGTTATCTTTCGGTGATTGTTATTTAAATAGATACTCTTTAGGTTTTTCTTTGGGACAAGTACCAATTGTTTCGACATCTTTTAAGTGTTCAAATTCTCAATTTGAATCACGAGTTTCGGGCATCAGCTCTCCATCTCAACATCCATTAAAAGGTAATAGTAGTTATTTAGATATTAATGAATTATATCATCAGTTATCATGTGGGAATATACGTGGAGATATAGAAGGAAGAAATGAGTACAACCCTCCAGTAGTTGTTCCTCACAATAGTCAATTTATTTTACAAAACCTACAAGTAGCTTCAATTCCTTTGGCTAAAGAAGATAAACCAATTCTACAAAATTTCTCAATAGATATAAATTTTGATAGGGTTGATTTATATGGATTGGGGAGTAATCAACCTTATGATAGAAAATTGCAATACCCAATAACAGCCGAAATAAATTTATCATCCTTGGTTTCTGGATTTAATGTTGGATTTTTAAATAAAATAGAAGAAACCGAAATGGGTTATGATTTAGATTTATCTTTTTCATCAAACAATGCTAATGCTACTGGTTGGTATAAATTTAAAAATGCAAAACTAAATAATTTTAATTACTCAATGCAAATCAACGATATCATGAAATTTAATGCATCGTTTTCTGTGGAAATAGATGATGAAAATGGTTTTTCTATTCATAGAAGAACTAGAAAGGTTACTACATTTGCTGATAAAATTTGTTTATGGAATAATACAACAATAAATTGGAACGAGCCAAATGATCCAAATCCATGTGAATGTTAATAATCTGATCGTTTTTTCTAAATTAGCAAAAAAAAATATAAAAAAATGTGTAACTAAATGAGGTATGAGTAATTTGGGTCCACAGCAAATAGCATCTAGTTATCAAAGAGTCTTGAATATTAGTGATAACGGAATAATCACTTTAGGTAATGACGGTTCCGTAAATTGGCAACTAAATGATATTGCAAGGCTTTCGACGGTTAACACGGCTACTGGTCAAATAAATAATAATTTAGCTACTACAGGATCTAATATTACTTTTAATTTAAATTCCACTGGTACTAATTTAGTAAATAGATTAAATAATACTGGCACGAATTTAATGACTGTTATTAACAATAATTATGAATATTTAAATTCTAGTATTTCAACTAATTATTTTAATTCAACTCAATACGCAAATAATATTAGTGGTGTATTGAATAATAGATTACATGCCACTGGAAATAATTTAATTAATCTTGTCAATCTTGTCAACTCAGACTTAAAAGGGGATATATATTCATTATTAGACAGCGTAAATACAACTAATACTAATTTAAGTACCACTGGCGCTACAATAATTGGTAGGTTAAATACTACAGGCGCTAATTTACAGACAAATATTAATAATTTATCTGGAAGTCTAAACGCAACTGGTAACAGCCTTACGTCTTTAAATTCTACAACTAGTGGAGTTTTAAGCAATAGGTTGGATACCACTGGGTCGTTTTTAAGAGGTGAAGTTAATCAGTTATACACGAATCTGAATAACACAGGCGTTAATTTAACTTCTTTAAACTTGGCGACAAGCGGAGTTTTAAGCGCTAGGTTAAATGTTACTGGAAGCGTCTTACAGGGTCAATTAGATAATTTGGGTTCTACTCATGCTGGTTTTGGATTATATGGATATAATCAGGTTTTAGGAGATGATAAACAATTAAATGTTGGTGAAGGTTATGGTATAACAGTAAGTCCAGATATAGTTTCAATTAATTTAGCACAGACCGTAGACATTAATAACCCACAAACAATAAAATCTACAAAAACTTTTGAAAAATCTGCAAATTTTATTAGTGGGGCGTCTTTTTATGAAACTGTAACTTTTGACAAAAGACCAACTTTAAGTGGAACTGGATTTTTATTAATTGGAGAAGCTTTAGAGCATCCAGATGGAGTTTTTGTCACAGGTACTCAGACCATAGGTGGACAAAAGAATTTTACATTAATTCCAAAAGTCAATGATGCAAATGTTGTTTTAACAACTGGTAATCAAGAAATAACTGGACTTAAAACATTTTTAACAAATCCTTATTTTAGTGGTTATAAAATATTATCGGAATATGATAACGTTTTATATAAAACTGGGGATCATACTATTTCTGGCTACATACAATTTGATCAAAGACCAAGTGTAAATGGTACTGGCGTTTATTTGCATGGAGAAATTCCAGAACCAGCTAATACAGTATTTACAACTGGAGATCAAGTTATTAATGGTACTAAATTATTTAATCAAAATATTTTAGTCGGCATTGCTCATCCAGTTTTAGTAACTGGAGTTCAATTAATTTCTGGAGAAAAAACTTTTAAAGATAATTTAACTGCTTTAACGAGTATAACTTCTACTGGTAAAATTTTCTTTGGAACTGGTAATCAACCTAGTGGATTTTTCTCATCAATTGGTGGTGGTAGTGGTAATACAGCAAATGGTAATTATTCTTTTATTGGTGGAGGCGTAAATAATAGAGCAACTGGAGATCTTTCTTTTGTTGGCGGTGGGAGCGGCAACTACGTAGTTAATAAATATGCTTCTATTGTTGGTGGAGAAAATAATATTTCAATAGGAACTGGTGCTTTTATCGGTGTTGGTGTTAATAATATTACCTCTGGAGATAGAACATCTATATTAGGAGGGAGTGGCAATAGAGCGAATGGAGAATATTCTATAGTTGTTGGTGGATCATCTAATATTGCTAATAGTAAATATTCCATAGTTGTTGGTGGAAGCAATAATATAAATACAGGGATACATTCCATCAATGTTGGAGGTATTAATAATTTTATAACTGGAGAATATTCAGTAATAGTCGGAGGAGCTAATAATAGAAATACTGGTGATTATAATGTTATTGTCGGCGGCGATGGTAATATTGTTACTGGTGAATATTCTACTATAGCTGGTGGTTCTTTAAATAGAGCTTCTGGTATTTCTAATTCAATAGGCGGTGGAGCTTCAAACAGAATAATGAATGTTGACGGCTCCACAATTGCTGGCGGTAGAAATAATACCATTGATCAAGATTTTGGATTTATTGGTGGTGGTGATGCAAATAGAATAGAGAATTTTTCTGATTATGCTACTGTTGGTGGTGGACAATTTAATGAAATAGATGGTACTTATAGTGCAATTTTAGGTGGATATGAAAATCAAATCACTGGAGAATATGCCGTCATAGGAGGCGGTAATAAAAATGTTGCTGGATCAGATTATGATTTAGTAGGGGGCGGTTCAAGAAATTTTGCTACAGGTAAGTACACTTCAATAGTTGGTGGTCAAAATAATAATATAACTGGATTTTGGGGATCTATTGGAGGAGGATTTAATAATAAAATTACTGGAAATTATTCTAGTATTGATGGCGGTTCGTCAAACTTTATCACGGGCGTTGCTTCTGCAGTTGGCGGAGGATTAGACAACGAAGTCACTGGCGACTACTCAACTGTTGGCGCTGGCAGAATCAACTCTATCGTTGGCTCTAACGCAACAATTGCTGGAGGTTACTGGAATCGCGTATCTGGTGAGTCATCGGTTATCGGCGGTGGATCGCTTAACTTCTCGACAGGAATCGCAACCACAATTGCTGGCGGTACTGGCAACCAAGTGACTGGTAGCTACTCTGCTGTTGGCGGTGGTTCGTCAAACTTTATCACGGGCGCTGCTTCTGCAGTTGGCGGAGGATTAGACAACGAAGTCACTGGCGACTACTCAACTGTTGGCGCTGGCAGAATCAACTCTATCGTTGGCTC